CTCCGTCATCTGCGTTTGATGAACAACCCATGTCATCGCTGTGGTGAAATCTGCTGCCGTTGTTGGCGGACTGGTTTATTGTTCTTTATATTACTGATTCTAGCTGTCAAAGTAGCAGCCCAACCAATGCCTAAAGTAGCGGCTGTTCCGCCTGTTCCGACTCACTATGTGTTGAGCTGGTATTCCGATGAGAGTAAGTTCCGTGTCTATGAAGGCAATTATCGGCTAGATTGGCAAACAAATTACGTCATTACTAACAAGTCTTTGCCACTAGTTAAAGGTCGGCACTACGGGATAGCTGCTATATCGTCAAGTGATATAGAAGGACCAGTAGCTTTGTGGCCAAGCAACATGGTTTTCAAAACGGTAGTTCAAACGAACACTGCTGTAGTAGGTCAGTTCAAAGACGCATTTGTGTTAGGAACAAACATCACGGTTGAACCACCGCAGTTATATCTGCGAATCAGACAGGAATTATCACATTATGAGTGAACTAGGGGAACGCATAGCAACGCTAGAAGCTAAAGTTGAAATTATGGAACAAACCATCACCGAAATCAAACTCGAACTAAACAAAATACAGAGGACACTGTGGCAAATCATGGGCGGTTTAACACTACTACAAACACTAGCCACACTTTGGTTAAAGTTTGGCGGAACACACTGAAAGAAACATATGAGCATCAAACTGAAATGGGATAAGTGGCTATACACCCTAGGTCAAACTGTCATCGGCGGTGTAGCATCATCTGGTGCTGCATGGCTTGGTATGCTAGTAGGCAATCAAGTTGACAATACAGTTCAGCCTTTAAACTTAAAAGAACTTGGCATTGTTGTCGTTACTTCGACTTTGCTTCATTTATTCTTCTTTCTGAAACAATCTCCGCTTCCACAAGAAGCTACAGGTAACACCGAAATCATCAACAAACCTACGCCATGAAAAAACTAATTAGTGCTCTACTCATTGTAGCCATCTGTGGCTGCACCACACTTTACAGTAGCATTGTCACACTCACTCAGCTCCGCCACAACATCATGAACCAGTATGGTGAGCTATATCGTGCTAATATGATTCGACCAGAAGTCGACTACAAAATTACAAAGGCGGACGAACAATTCCGAGCGGCAGCGGCTGCTATGGAGGTTGTCTTAGTTCACTACAAAGCTGGGACTGCAACTGATGCAGATGTTCAGAAGAAACTGACTGAGGTCAAGTTAGCTATCGCATCTATTCTAACACTCATTGAACCCTACATTGTAGTCCAGCAGACCGCTAAGTTCCAGAATCAACTCGCAACAGCAACAAAACTATGACACCTGAACAATTCCTCTGGCTATCACTCGTAGCTAAAGTTGGCATACCTGCTGCTATTAGCATTCTCGATGGCATCAAAAATGCTAAAACTGTAGATGAAGCTATCACAGCTCTCCATAAAGCTCAAGGCATAACTGCTGAGGACTATAAGAGAGAACACCAATCTTAAGTGATATGCCTCAACCAGTAGCTCCTCCTCCCAGCAACGAAGCTGGAGCGATTACTAATCCTCGTCAATTACAACGGTGGCTTGACTGCAATCCAGTCCCTGTGTTGACGAGGACTAAGTCTTACATCACTCTGCCAGCTTTCTCCGTGGCGACTCAGTGGAAAGGTTACTCTGAGATTGTTGCAATCTTCAACTATGGGGCTGCTAATAACTTTTCGCTGAAAGCATTCACTGCTCCGACGAATCCAAATTACGTTGCTTGTGTGATGTGGGTTGACTCACAATACAATGTTCACAGGTATCGTCTTTGGGAAGGAGTTGGTGAACTGTTCTTTGCTGAGATTCCACTCTACACTAAGCAGAAGATTGGTAAGAATTTCCGCATTGAGATTTGGAATGTAGAACCTCCGTTTGATGCACTAGCAAGTTTCACGCTTGCTGGATGTGACACGGCAGCGGTAAATTCTCTATACGTATACAACTCAGGAACAGGATTGTGGAATGGGTCAACTTACAATGCAGTGCTCACTATTGGCCACCAGTGGTCAGTAGTGTTTGGGCTTAACCAGATTCTTTCCCCTGGCATTGTGACACCTGTAGGGAATTGGACATTCAATGTTGGAACTGGGACTGCTCCATTTGCTACAATAGCTACCACTGTTTCACAAGCTACTGACATCACTCTATACACTTCCAAGTTGGGTGTCTATGATTATAGGTATGCCAACGATACTTTGCTCATCGCAAATTCAGCTATAGTTACTGACTTGACTGTAGCACTTCCTGCCAACTTACCGATTAGTTGGCCGGCTGGTAGTTATCCAACACTCAACAGCTAAGAACATTTATGCCACAGCCTCAATACATCAATCCTCCGTTTGACCCGACTGCTTATCCTACGTTGTCTGGAGCGCAACTCTACCAATATGGGACAGGTCTTGAGCCGGGAGCTGATACTGGTTTCACATATAGCACCACTGATGTGCTTGGTGTTCCAGTTGTGCCTGACGCCAACACTTATCCAGAACTCAAGCGTTTCCTTTGGAAGCGCAATAGTGCTTCATCTGTTGGTGCATACTTGTGGAACGATACAGCAACATCTGACCCCACATATTTGAAGTGGGTCTCCATCAATATTGCTGCTCTCGGAACTGGTGTTATTGTGAACAGCATGATTGCTGACAACACTATCACTGATTCCAAGATTGTTGACCTTGACTACTCTAAGCTCACTGGTGTTCCTCTCACCTTTGCTCCTGGCGGTGCAGCTAGTGGTGACCTTACTGGTGTCTACCCGAATCCATCAGTGGCTACTGGTGCAATCACTACTGCTAAGATTGCTGACCTCAACGTGACTACTGACAAGTTGGCAGCTGAGGCAGTGACTCTTGCTAAGATTGACCCGTCTGGTGTTGGTTATGCTGTCCTTCGAACTAATGCAGGAGCAACTGCTGCAGAATGGGTTGATGCTAAGATTACTCAGCTGGCTAATCCTGCTAGTGCAGCTGATGTCGGGAAAGTGGTTCGTGTAGCTAGTCCTTACACCAATGGATTCGAGTTAGCTACTAGTGGTGCAGCACTCCAGACATTGGTGAAAGCACTCACTGGGACACAAACTACCACTACTACATTTACAATAAGCAATGCAGTTCCAACCACTGCTGATGGTGTTGCACTTACAGGTGCAGCTATTGCTATTACACCATTAAATGCTGCTAGCATTATTCGTGTAAGATTTAATGCAATGTTCTCTCAAAGTACAGCAGGTGGTCATATAGTTGTAGCATTGTTTAGTAGTGAGTCAGCTAATGCTCTCCAAACTAGGTCTGTGATGATTGGTACAAACGGAAATACAGCTAACATGTCTATTGACTTCTGTGTGTCCGCAGCTTCGTTAATAGCACGAACATACTCTATCCAATTTGGTATTGGCTCAGTTGGTGGTGGCAATGCTAACTTCAACATGGTTAATGGTGTTGCCAATACATTTGGAGCATCTGCTAACGCATTTATGTCAGTAGAAGAAATCTCTGGAACTTTGACTTAAGTCTTATGCCTCTCAAATACATACTGGACCAATTCTGTAATAAGATTGGTCTTGACCAGGCCCAAGAGAATCAACGTAGCGTGGCGCTCAGGTTCATCAATGAGGGTGCTAAAGAACTCTATGATGAATCTGACATGGCTGGTTCACTTGTCGAGCAGCTGTTTAAGATCAATGGTGATCAAACTGTAGCATTTCCTAGCTACTTTGGTGACCTCCGAGCGGCTCGTCCATTTGATACACAAGTTCCGATTCACATCACTCAGATGCGTCCTCGCTACAATGTAGTGAATTGGCCTGAGATGTGGCGAAACTATCGCATCAAGAACAAGCATGCCTTGCACACATCTATCCGTAACCAGTCTACATTCACTGTGACTGTTTATGCTGTAGAAAATCCGCCTATTGAAGTCACAGTAGTTGGGTCTAATGATTTCTCTGACCGCATCAGTGAAACATTGGTGATGGATGAAGTCACTAAGACCACTACGAATGTGTTCAATGATGTAGTTTCTTTCACAAAGAATCGCTACAACACTTACAATGCAGTTCTCACTGATGTTGATGGTCTTGAGATGGCCACTATCCCGAACAATCAACTACAGTCTGAATATTTACACATCGATGTCAGCTCTCTACCTTGGTCTAACAATGATGGTGGGTCAATTCAAGCACATTGGATTGAGGTGCTTTACAAAAAGCGGCTTGCTCTACTGTCTGTAGATTCAGATGAGTTCCCAGCTATGGGTTATGATGAGGTTGTAGTCAACAAGGCTCTACAGCTCTACTACCAAGAAGCTGAGAAAACTGACTTAGCTCTGGCCTATGACCAGAAAGCTACTCGCACCCTAGGCCGAATCCATAACAATGAGAACAGAGCTACTGAGGATGTGATTGCTCTAGTCCCTAATCCTCACGATTCACTCCTGTATCAGATTCGTCCTTATCGTCCAGGTTGGTTTCCAAACTTGCCTAACGTCTAAATATGTCCTCCTTTACACAACAAGCATTCAATGGTGGGATGAATCTCCTCGCAGATGACACAAATCTGAAAGAGAATCAATACCGTCTAGGGTTGAATGTTCGAAATAGGTTTGGGAAGCTCAGCCCTGTAGCAAATGGTGTCTTAGACATCCATGCTCCTGCTGGTGTGAAGCAAGAGATTAGGACATTCGGTGAGTTCATCATCCTTTTCTGTGCTGGACTCTGCTATTATAGACATTACACCGCTACAGGATGGAAACGTATCCTTGGATTCCAGATGTCTAAGGACGCTCCCCGTTTTTGGACAGAAGTAGTCCCTGTTTTGAGCTCCAAATACCTCAGAAAATTAGCTACAGCTGGCAATGCGAACGCTTCTGTGACGCTGAATGTGGTTTCTGGAGCTAGTGCAGGCAATCTTTCTGGGTTAGTGGTGCAAGATAACATCAATCAACCACAGTTTGTATACATTGATGTCAATACTGGCCTACCTACATCACGAGTTTTGCAGACTTACAGTCAGTGGTCATGGACTGAGGACAGTTCCACTGTTATTTCTGGAGATAATCGTGAATATGTCCCCATTGGTAATGCTATGGCATGGGTTGACGGAATTCTGCATGTAGTATCACAGGACTACAGCCGGATTTACAGGTCAGTTGAAGGCAGGCCACTTGATTTCGTTGTCAATATTGATAAGAATGGTGACAAGGGTGGCGACGCTACAACTTCTGACCATTCTGTAGGGGTTGGTGGGATTAGCTGTTTAAGGCAAATGTCCACAGGCGGACTATTTGTCGCTGCTGGTAACGCTAACTTCGTAGTGACGAAGAACCAGAACCCCAATGCTCCTAGAGTGTGGGGTGAGTTCACATTCATCAGGACATTTCTGTTCAATGCTACTTGCTTATCTGACCGAGCTATCATTGATTCGCTAGGTGACACTCGATTCATTGATTTGACAGGGATTCGCTCTTTCAATGCTATCTTACAGACACAGAACGAAGGACGGAACTCAGTGTTCTCACTGATGATTCAGTCTATCTTCTTGACTGCTGCCAAGGAGAACATCACTCAGTCAGCAACTTCCGCCGCTGCAATTCTCTATGACAATTATGAGAATTATGCAGTGAACACTATCCTAGGTCCAGCAGTTGCAGTCTATGACACGCTCACTCAGAGTTGGGTGGGGTTTGATTTATTACAGACAGGTGGTTCTCTAGTGAAAATGTTCGCTAAGATTGAGCTGACTGTCCAACGCTTGTATGGTATCACTAGTGACGACAAGTTGTACACATTCTACCGTGGCACAACATATGCTCCTCTAATTAGAACTCTTAGCTTTTCTCCGAAAGTGCTTCGAGTAGGTTCTGATGGTGTTCCTCCGAATTGGGAGCACAAATTGCAGATGACTAAGTGTGTATTCTCTGACATTACAAAGGACATGACTGCATCAGTTACACCGTTCGTAATAGGGCAGCCTAGTAAAGTTGGCACTATCACAAAGAGCATCCGGTATCAAGCACCAGTGCAAGTATACAGTGGGCTAGGACAGCTCAATGATGTGAACACCAACATTCGGACAGAGAATTTCCCTACACCGAACTGTGAACAAGGCAGTCAAGCATACAACATTATCACTTGGACTAGCCAAGCGGAACTCATGGGGTTCAGTGTTGATGTAGTTGACATGAAACCTATCAACTCTCTAAGGTCACAGACATGACAGTTAAAGATTTAGTTAAGTATGTCCTCAAGAACAGAAAAGGTAAAGTGTGCAAGGATTGGTCTCTCATAGAGATCACTTTCTCCATAATGAACTCCTTGAAACAGCGCACTTTAACGTACAGTTTGAATGAGGCAGGGGAACTTAACGGATTAGCATGGGGTGTTGCAGATTACTGTAGAGGAACACTGTATGTCTCTAACGCAATCACAACTGAGAAGGGTGTGCTGAGGAACTTAATAGGTTACTTTGAACGAACATACCCAACACTCAATTTAACAGCACACAGACGGGGCAAGTTTGTTCGATACAATACAAACCATCTCGTAAGGAAGATTTATGGGAGAACCAACAATGGATTCAATGCTCTTGACGGGCATAGGAATTAACGAAGCATCTGATATGAGCCTACCAACAGCTGGAACAGCACCACAAGCGTCCCGAGAAACTACTGACCAGATTTTGAGCGCTTATGCGACTCATATTCCGAACATCCTTAGAGCGACTTCTTCACAGTCTGTACCTCTAGCACAAGCTGACCTTGAAGCAGCTAAAGCTGTAGCGCCCGGCTATACTGCACTTAATGCTTCTAACACAGAGGAGCAGAACAGGATTGCTGCTGGAATGCTAGCTGGTTCTGGCGGAGATGTAGCTGTAGCCGCCAAGCAGCTTGATGACCGAGTCAATCCTGAGTATGCAGCTATTCGTGAAAAGGCTGCTACACAGACTGGTAACTTGCTGAACAGCATTAACTTGAATGGCTTGTCTGGTGGTGAAAGGGCGGAAGTTGAGCGTGAGCTTGCTAAGAGCAATTATGCTACAGGCACACTAGGACTTGATAATGCCACTACAGCAGTCAGTAATGCTATGCAGTATGGTGACCGTCTAGCACAGAAACGTGCTGAACTTGGGAACATTGTAAATAATGCATCTGGGTTTATGCAAGGCAAGAACACTACATTCAACCCAGTTAGTACTGCTCTTACTCAGGGCACTACTCCAATGCCTTCCTCTAACAATGCGTTTCAGTTTGGTCAAGGCACTATGGGCAATATTGCTAGTGCTACTGGCGCACAAAATGCACTCACTGCTGAGTATAATTGGAAGAACAGTAATCGTTACGCGATGGACCAAATCGGAGCTAACTCCTAATGAACCTGAAATTCATCGACCAAGACCTCTACAGAGAATATGAGGAAATGTTCAAAGGACATGAGGAAGCTTGGGAATACCTTAAGCTGTCTTGTGAATACTATGAAACAGTCGATGATGACATGGATGAACCGTTCGATGAGGAACGGAAACGTAAATTGACTTCATTAGCAGCCTGCGTTTACAACACTGAATACTGGAGAAAATATGGCCAGATGCTTTACTTGGTTGACCGCATTATTCATTGTCAGTATTTTGACAGCGCTATGTGGGAGCGCGCTGATGAAGATTGGAAAAGAAGAGACAGCAAAGCTCTTAGCCATGCTGCTGTTAACATGGTTTTTGCTGTCATTTTGTTGGAGTTTGGTCAAGATATTCTGGACAAATTCTCATTGAAGTTTCGTGAACATGCACACCGTTTACATTTAAAGGATATTGAGCTATGAATGCCTCATTGATGAATTTCGTAACTAAGTGGATGAGCGATTATGATCGCGAGAAAGAGAAAGAAGAAGATCGTAAGTATCGTGAACAGCAGATAGAACAAGAGCGCTCTTATGAGGGAGCGAAAGAGACTGACCGTCGCAAATATAATGAAGGGCGAGAAGAAGAGGGACGTCGCTACTCTGAGAAGAAAATCAAAGAGACTAAAGATGAGCAGACTGTCCGAGAGTTAGAAGCTGCTGGTTACAATTCACGAGTTCCCATTAAAGCTAATTCTTGGGAGAAGTATCAAGAGACTGGTCAAATCTTTAATCCTACAGCTGACGACTACTTACACCGACCTGCTATCGCACAAGCGATGCAAGCTGCTAACCTTAATGCACAAGCTTCACCTATTGAGTCGAAGCAGCGTTACAGTATAGCTGTTAAGCAAGCAACAGAAGAGGCAAAGATTGTTCGTGATGCTATTGGTGCACCTAAAGAATTGACTGATGAACAAGTAGCTATTCTTTACCCTAACCGTAGCGCCACGGAAGGGCTAGCAGCTACTACTGCACTGGAAGGTATCCGACAAGGTTTACCTGCACAACGTGTTGGGGCGGAGCGCGAGGCCCTCAACTTGTCTACACAGACAGCACTTCGTGGTGGTAGAGAGCCTTGGCAAGCTGTGAATGACAGAATGAGTGTAGTAAAGAATCCGACTACTGGTGGTTACACTATTCGTGAGAATCCTATTGCCCCTACTGATGATTCTGCTTCTGTGTTAGGTGGGATGGTTAGTGGAAATAACATGCTCAAGAATGTAGCAACACAGTTAGGCTTACCAAAGTATCCTTGGGAACAGGATGCTCAAGGCAACTTAGTTCAACGGAAACGTCCCGCTACAGCTACACCTGCTGCTGAGAAAGCAAAACGTGACTCATTGTTCGGAGGCAATTTAGCTGTAGGCTCAGATGAAGTTATCAACTACGGAAAAATTACTCCTGAGGAAGCTCTTAAAGCACAAGGTTTGATTGTGAACAAGGATGGAACAATTAGTGCTCCTAAGAAAGAGAGAGCCCCACTCGGCTTTTCTAATCATGACTCAGGATTCTCTGGTATGGTTAACTTAGTGAACCCCAATTCCCCGTACAATATTGTGAACCGAATCTATGGGTCACAGGGTATGGGTATTGGTGATGCTTATGTCACAGGGACGAGACAACTCACTGAGGAAGAGAAAGAATTAGAACGTCAGAAAGCTCGCAAAGTGCTCAATAAAGTCTACTAATTTTATGTTACGCAAATTAACACCAGACGAATTGAATCAGCTAGAGTCGGAAGGTTACGATACATCTAGCTACAAAGGTGAGCTGGTTGAATTTCCAGACCCGCCTAAAGCATCAGTTGGTGCAGTTGCTGGGCGGGCTGCTCTGGCTAACTTGCTCCCGTCTACTGCTGGTGCTGCTGGATTTTCAGCAGGTATGACAGGTGGAGCAGCACTTGGTGCTGAACTTGGTTTGGCCGGTGGTCCATTTGCACCAGTAACTGTTCCAGCTGCTGTCATTGGTGGTGGTCTTATTGGTGGCATGTTAGCATCTGGTGCAACTCGTAAAGTTCAAGACGCTCTAACACCACAAGCAGCTCTTGATCGTTTAGCACAAGATCAATTAGAACGGCCTGTTATTGCTAGAGCCGGTGAAATTGGAGCTTCTCTGTTGACGATGCGTCCGTCACTTAGTGTGACCAAGGATGCAATTAAAGGCATTGCACAATTACCAGCTGCCTCAGTTGCAGGTAGCAAAGCCATCAACACATTGAACCCAGCTTATCGTTCCGCTCTTGCAAACGTAGGTTTGGGTGCTGGTATTTCTGGAGCTACAGATGCTGGTTTGCAGCTAGCTGAGACAGGTGAGATTGACCCTGGCCGTCTAGCTACTGAAACACTTATTAGTGCAGCACTTAACAAACCTACAGCGCTGGGGCGGAAGGTGATGCGCTTACCAGTAGAGGCTCCTGCTCGCACCATTGACAATCCAGAGGCTTTGAGGCAGACTATGGGAAGAGTTGTCCCTCCTGCTCCTCCTGCTGATGCACACGTTGAGGCTTACAGACAGTCGTTAGCTGGTCAGCAGCAATTCAATGAGTCTGCTATTGCACTGGCTCAAGAGTCTATTGCTAAGCAAGAAGCTTTGAATGCTGAGTTGGAACGTGTCAAACAGACACAAGCTGAATTGGCTGATGCTACAGCTGCTGCACTTGAGGAAGCTCGTTACAGCCGTGAAGCGTTGATGACTCCTAAGGAAGCAGAAGTCAACACTGCAATGCAAGAGCAGAAAATTCCTAGGACTCCTTCTAAGCAGTTCAGTGAAGTTACTAGTGATTTGCTCCGCTCTAAGAATATTAATGTTGAACAATCAACTAATATCCCGGAGAAAGGCGTTGCTCGGCTAGGTGGTGAAGAACGGAAAGTTATCATCAACCCAGAAAAATCTACTTCTGACACCATCGCACATGAAGGACAGCACTATGAGATTACTGAGATTGAAAAGGCGGCTGCTGATGGCGACAGTAGAGCTAAGAAGTTTCTCAGTGATCTATACGGTAAGCAAAAGGAATCACTGGACGCTTACAATAAGAAGCTTATAGAAGCTGGCGAACAGCCTGTTGATGCACATGAATTTGCTACTACAGAGCAGGGTGCTGAGTTCCTGAAACAACAGTTGAATTTGAACAAGGAAGGCCCTTGGCGGAAGTGGTGGAACGATACTAAGGCTCTCTGGTCACAGCGATTCGGAACTATCCCTTCTACTGATGACTTACAGAGGGCTCTGAATTACAGGTTCGTTAACCGTACTGGTGAAATGGGAACTATCGGGAAGTATGGTCCACTTGGAAATGTTGCTAACCCTAATATGGCTGGGGCTGCTGCCGCTAATGTTCCATTTGAGCGAGAAGCTACTAATCGTGAAGACTACTGGAAGAAACGTCGTGCTGCTGCAGCTGCTGAACGTGCTGCTTTAGGGTTTCCGAAAGGGCAGGAGCTGACAATGGTTACTCCACCGGGCAGAAAACAACCACTCAACAACATTACTGAGGCTCAAGCTAAAGACATTCTACACTACGCGAAACAGAGCATTGGGAATGTGCTTAAGCGTGTTCGTGCTGGGACAGATAAGATGCCATTTCTCACTGAGGAAGTGAAAGGTGATATTTCTCTGGACATCTACAATGAGATTGCTACAAAGGGATTAGATGAGGATGGGATTGTCGCTACTGTTCAACGTATAGCTGGGCGGAAGGTTCGTGAATACATGAAGATGAAGCGCACTGAAACTGGTGCTCGTTCACTTGATGCTACAGTTGGTGAAGAGGGTGGTCAGACAGCACAAGATAAGACTGCTGACACTATTGACACTAATAAAGGATTTACTCGTGAGGATGCTATTAGGAAGTTGGAAGAAGCTCTCGACACACTGATGGCTTCAGATGACTTTGAGAATCCTGATGCTCATGAGGTGAAGATTAGTGCTGTAGAAAGAGCACTTGAGAAGGTTCGGAAGATGCCTGTTGGCTCACAGGTTGATGAGACTACCATCTTTCAACGTGGTTCAGAACCTAATCGTGGCATCCCTCGTGATGAAGGATTCAACACTAAAGAAGGTGATGATGTTCTAAGCAGCAATGAGGATATCGAAGTTCGCGATTTGACCAACCTAACTCCTGGAGAGAAGTTGGCTAAGAACCGGTTACCTTTCCTCAACGATGAGTCTGTCAGAGTTACTGTCAATAACATTAAGGAGATTCCTGAGGCGGGATATGTGCAAGTTGATGAGTTTCATCCTAAACTTGGCAATACATTCTCCTCTAATCCGGAGAGTATGAATAAGATTGGGTATAAGATGCCTTCTACTAAGGAGTTGAAGACATTGCCCAATGGCCAATATACTCTCAAGCAAGCTAAAGAGATGCTCTTATCTCGGAACAGTGAAGATGGTCGTGGCATACTCCGCGACACTGTTCTGCACACTGTTCGTAGTGAAGAAGATATCCCAGACATTTTGAAAAATGGCCTTCGTCGTGGTACAAATGTGTCTCTAAATGGTGACCAACCTAATCAAAGTTTAGGTAGTGGTGTTACGTTAGTCTACAATAAAGGAGATATTATTGCATCTGAAAAAGGCTATAATCCTGGGGATGGATTAGTTGATAGACAGACCAAAATAAAACCAAAAGCAATTCTTGTTGAAGTAGGTGATTTAATTGAGCAACCCCCAATTACTTCTGAACAAGCGCTTGATCGGCTAAATAAACTTCAAGCTCTCCAAGAACAAGAAAGAAACAACACCAAAGAAGCACAAAAGAAAATCACAGAAAACTACAATAAGATTCTTGATTCAATCATTGTAAATAAAGCTGGCGATAAATTGATCTTAAGCACCTTAGACCAGCAATCAACTGTCCGTGGTGTTTACAATCCCCTAAAAGGTTACAGTCCTGAACAGACTAACACAAAACCTGGCATCACAAAAGAGTACTCTGTCACTGAATTTAATGGTAAACCTTGGCTTGTGCATGACAGAACACACATGTCAGTAAAAGATGCAGACAACTTAATTCAACGGGCTAAAGAGCACTTTGCTGAAACATACCTCAATGAGAAAAATCCTCTTGATTATAACCGTTTAACTAGTGATTGGCGCAAGTCTCGTAAATATGACGCTGAAATTGACCAGCTATTTGAACAACTTGACAAGATGGAAAAAGAGGGAGTTAGTTCACTTCCTGGATTCACTGCTGATGATTATGTGAAATCTCTTAAACTTCCTAGCGACATTCCTGTTTATAGTTATGTTGCTGATGAAGACGGAAATGCCACTAATATTAAACCTACTTCTAGGAACTCTGAATCAGACCGCGGTATTCAGCGTGATGATACTCGCCCATTCATGCTCTCAGCAGAGCGTGTCGTCCGTGACACAATGAAGGGCGCACAGAATAGTGTGCAAGCTTTGAACACCATCAAGAATAAGGTTCCTCCTGGTGAGTGGGCTATGTTACAAGAGATAGGTATCGAAACTGCATTTCCCAAAGGAGAGATTGTAAAGCCAGAGGCACTGACTAAGTGGCTCCGGGAGAGTGAACCAAAGGTGGAGGTTAAGACATTCGGCAACAAGCCAAAGTTAAAAACAAAATCTGCTGCAGAAGAACTAGAAAATAGTTTAGTTGAAAAACAAGTTGATATTGAACATGAACTTGACACTATAAGTGGAAATTGGCATGAACTTTATCGTATGGATGCTGGAGGTAATGATAGATTTCCACACTACCAACAAATAGAAGCACCACAAGGCATCACACGTGGTCGAGTTCAAGAGCTAATCAAGCGGTATAATGATTTACAAAATGAACGTTTTGCAAATAGTCGTAACATTGAAGGATGGGACAGAATAGATTTTGGCCAAGAATCTCACTGGCAATCCGTCGCACCCAAACCAGAATCCGAAATGAAGGATTATGTGGAGATTGCGGTGGTGAAGCCTATGGGCAGTCGAATTATACCAAAAGACAAAACTAATCCTCACTCGTTTGAAGACTCTCAGGGGAATAAACGTGTTCCTAATATCTATCCGCAATTCCCCTCCTCCCACAACTTCCCTCCTAACACTCTCGGCTTTGTTCGTGGTTACATGGAAGGGGATACTTTCCACATCATTGAAGTGCAGAGTGATTGGGCGCAGCAACAACGTAAACTAGAGCAGAATAAAAATGTCTATGATTTAGACCCTGTTGAAAACCAACGAATTAACCGAGAAAACATAAAACGTAGTGACGACCCCCTCCTTGCCCACTACGAACGTCTAGCTTTGAAGTCAGCTATTGAACACGCACGTGCTAATGGTGCAAAACGTATTGCAATACAAGATGCAGAGAGTGCGATGTTGATGGAGGGGCATGATAGACACCCTGACATGCGTCAAACAGAAACACTTAGTGACACCAATCCAAGAACAGGAGAACCTGTTACAAGGGAAGATGTAATTAAATGGCTAGAAAACGACGATCAAAATCCTTCTTTATTTGATATAAAACATGTAAATAATTCTTGGCATGTTCGTAAAGCACGTCCAGAACAAGAAAAAGGCATGCGTCTTCACTACGACCAAATCCTACCTAAGATGTTGAGGGAGTTGACTGGCAGTGAAGGAGAGAAGGTTTCATTTGGTGAGCATAAGATGGCGGTTGAAGGAGGTGGAGCAGGTCCACTAGCTACAAGAGCAAAAACACCAAGACGTGACCTCATCTTCAAGAACCCAGATGGCACACCTAAAACAGATGTCAGCGCATTGTCCTTCCCTCTTGAATCAGTGAAAGGTGGTAAGACAGAACCGTTCAGCTATTTTGAGAAGCGCAACAGTGAAGCAGACAGAGGCCTTCAACAAGAAGAAGGTGAAGTTCAACCATTTCCTGTAGACAACAGTCGGAAGTCATTCTTCCGCCCCATGGAATCTACGTTTGACAAGGTCGAGCGGATTAGTGTTCCACATGCCCAAGCAGCTAGAAATTATGAGGCTCGGAAAGACCAGTATACTGGGTTAGGGAATGTAGCACTTGATAAGTTGTCTGGGTTTGACAGAGACGCAGTGAACAAAGTTATCGCTGAACATCGTAGAGCTTATCGTGATGGAGTTGAACCTGTCCTGACAGGAGCGGAAGACCAAGCAATTAGCCAGACATTGAAGGACTACTACGGAACTATTGCTGATATCCGTCGTAATTTAGGCATCCGGATTGGTGGTCGAGAAGCTGGCAAGAATGAATATTACGTTCCGGACATGCTGAACGCTGAAACTCTGGACATGTTCATCAATAAGCCTACTGCTCCTGAAACCATGTTCCGCAAGAATGAATGGGCACAATATGTTGTTGACCAGTCTGATGGGAAAGTCACCTTGGCGAAAGCTAAAGAGGACATCAATGAGTATGTCAGAGCGCTGAATGGTGGTGACAACAACTACCTCTCACTAGAGTTCGGTGCTATCCGGAGAGCAGCTGGTTATGGCTTACCGGAGAGTATGCGTGACCCTGATGCTATCAATGCACTAGCTCGCTACAATCGTAGAGCAGCTGCTGACCTAGCTTTCTTCCAAGAAATCCAGAGCAAACCTGAGATTGCTGGACCACTGCTTGTGAAGAATCAGCACGGTGGGATTATCCCAGGTTACAAGGACAGCCAACTGCCACAGTCTCCTTTAATTCAGAACATGATGCAATGGATTACTGGGAATGTCAGCGGAAAAACACATAAGCAGCCTAAGCTCAGCAGCATAGTCCGCCTCATCAATAACGCTCTACTCGGACCTGCTACTGGTGTGAGAGATTTAGCCTCTGTTCCTGTGAACAGCTTACCTTACATTGACAGGTTCTCTGACCTTGGTGCAGCTTGGCGGGGGTTGATGGATGTCCGGAAGAATAGCAATGATGCCTTGAGGTTTGCCGCTCGTCAACCTAGCATTGATCGTGTTCAGTTCGGTGAAGTCCTGAATGCACCAGACAGATTCTCTACCATTGTTGGGAAAGTAGCTGATGCACTCCGGAAATATCAGGGACGTGAATACTTGGAGAATCTCTCTAGAGATATCGCCTTCTCAATGGGTAAAGAACTAGGCAGAAACAACGTGCTAGCTGCAAAAGCGGGAGATGTTAAAGCGAAGAACTGGCTCAGTAAGTTCAGTGACTTAGTGAAGGGAGATGTCACTCAACTGCAAGGCGAAGAACTGGAAGCAGCACTGAACCAGATTGGGAAGAATTTCACTGATAGGAATCAGGGAACTTATGGTGGGCGAGGATTGCCATTGGGTGTTGTCGATTCTCAATTTGCACCATTTCTAAGTTTGCAGAAATGGTCTATTGAGAAATCAAACGTCATATACAAAGATGTCTACAAACCGTTTATCACCGGTGAGAATCGCTTACCTCTCTTGACTTATACTCTTGGGTCATTGATGACAGGTGCAGCTATTCAGCAGTTGAACACACTGATGTCCGGTAGAAAAGCCAGTGACCCAACTGTTAAGGAAGCGCTAGCGAAGGGTGATGCAGCAAGCATTACTCATGAGCTAGCTACACTGATGCAACTTGGCTCACATGCAGGCATCATGTCTGACGGATTAAAGACTCTCGCTGACATGGGTATTCGTGGGAAAACACCACGGAATGTAGTGAGTTTCCCGACAGCCACTGCTGCTGTTCGCACAGCGGAATCTGTTAGTGATATGTTAGAGGCACTGAGACAGGGAGAAGACCCTTGGGAAGTGTTGAAGGCGTTCACTATTGACACAGCAGTGAACAATGTGCAGTCAGCTCGGATACTGGCTAATCACACTTGGAAAGAAGAAGACTTGGAACGCTCAGACAAGTTCCGTGACCGTCGTATCTTTAATGAATTAGAAGGAAAACCAACTAAGGACTTCACACCGACGAATCCTTACTTGAACATGGATGAGAAGAAGTTTAAGAGAACTGCTGACATTGGGAAAGCTGCTGAATTAGCACCAGGAATTGTGAAGAAGGCTATTGAGAAGGCAGAAAGCAACCCATCGGAAGCGAAGAAGAACTTACGTTCGTTGAAGGGGAACAGTTATCAGACTGTCCCTAATCCTCAAGAGAATCCTGTAGAGTTTGCTCGTTACTACAAGTTCCTGATTGATACACAAGGACAAGAAGAAGCTGACCGCCGGATTGAAGACTACGTTAAGCAATCAGCTCTCAACAAGATGAAGTCAAGACTTATTCCTTAGCACTGTAGTAAATGGTCTGCTTCCCTGTAGTTTCGTCCACCTTGGTCTCGAAGATGATTTGGTCTGTCTGCTGCAAGTAAGTAAGAATCTCTTCGAGACCTTGCTTCCCGTTCTGACAGTGTTCCCAGAACTGCACCAGCAATTCGTTGAAAGTCTTCCGACCTGCTACCTTCAAATGCTCCACTACTTTCATGGAGACTTTCGAGAGCGGGTTATCACCACCCACCGTGAGAGCAAGGGACATGTTAGGCATCTCTTTCAAGATGTCCTCAATAGCCTGCTCAAATGTGGACTGCGGGATGAACATGTCAGTAGACTCACCAAAGTGATTAGCCATTGCTACCTTCATGATATGAATATTGATGCGAGCTTCAAAGCTAGCCATCTTAGGTGCTCTAGCTAACCGTGCAGAAGCTCCCGCCCTGAATTTCTCTAGCCAGCTTTGTAAGAATTGGGCAGTCTCAGGCTTAAACTGGATTGGTCCATACAGCGAAGTGAGAGCTTTCACATGAGCGCTAATCTCAGCTCTGTATTTCTTTTGTGCCTCAGTAAGTTCAGGGCGGAAGAATATCTCTTTCCTGTTCTTAGCTGCGTAGATGAAGAATGTTCGAGATGAGTAACCATTCCGAATGATAGCATCATCGAATGATTCTTGCATGAACTCCGGGGTAGTGCCAGCTATAAAGTTCAAACACATCTTAAGGATGCGGTCACGACCTGAGTTCTTAGTTCTATACTCATAGGTGTCAGAGCAATCATAAGCTTGAATCAAGAAGTTGATCAATGTCTTCTGATGGTCACGGAACAGAGAAGCCATTTCCTCTAGGATGAAACACTGAGATGCGTGCATGTAGATGCGCATCTTCTTAGTTCCATCATCCGCTACAGATTCATAGTTAATGGACCTTACGCAGGTAGCCATTGACTTGACAAGTGCCTCATAGGTCACAGCATCAGCAGCTACAGGTATGACTAAAGGTTCATCAGGTATCGAGGACTTCCCTCTCCCCTGCATCATTTCTTCGGAGGCTTCCTTATAAGTATAATCTTCGGCAGCCTTGGCTAAGTTCTTATTCTCCCCCTCGAACTTAGCTGAGTGCTTGACATCTTTCAACTTGTGCTCAGTGATGATTGAATTGACCGCTCTGATTGGGCCACCTTTACCTGTCCCGGGAGGGCCTACTAGGGCGACATACATATTGGGGTAAATGCGGTCATGGTCTGGAGGAGACCACACTCGCCTCTGTAAGGCAGCAGCTATCATATACCGGTAACTCCACCTGATGAAATTATCTGGTGATGGCAAACCGTCCGTAAATTGTAACCATTTCTCAGCGTTGGTCATAGTCCTTTTAATCCATTCGGGTTGCTGTCTTTCTTATAAGCTCCCCAATTATAGCCAACTGCGGCTTCTGATTTCATTGAGAACTTCACTCCATCTATCGGAGAAGTAAGTTCTTGGTTCATGAACTCTCTAGCTCTCTCAACACACTCAGCTACCTCGCCTTCTGGACACTGTATCAAATAGCTGTCATGAGTATTGGCTAACAAGTCCCACTTCAAATTGTATTGAACAATATGCTCATACATTCTAGCATAAGCTATGTTCGTAATCTCACCCACTGTGCTCTGAGGTATCCACGCATACAGTTCTTTCAGTGCGTTATCGTCAATCTCAAATTCAGAGATTTGATATGGGTGACCGTGCAGATTGAACAACGTTCTGGTGTCTTTAGCACACCGTTCCACATAGCGGTGATAGCTGCCCTTAATCTCTGGGAACAACCCATGCTTAGTTTGTAAGAAGTTGATTGAGTCCTGCTCACTAATCACAATCTTGCCACCAGATTTCTCCAACACATTCATTCGGAATGTGGGAGGACGGATGTCATAGTTACTACTGTGTTCAGTTTGCTTTGCTAGATAATAGTAACGTTCTTGGAGAGACCAATCGTCAGATTCCTTGATTAGGTTAGCTAGATTTTTCCAGTGCGGATTGTTCTTCAAGTCAGCGATTGGTGTCCTGATTACATCCTCTATGTTGAATTCAGAAGCAGAAGATATCAACCTATATTCAAGCATCTTCTTCGGCCAGATGTGCTTAAATAGTGACATCGCTAAGTAGCTGTGTGGCTTCACATTGTTGATAAACAACTGCCTATATTGACCAGCAACACAGCAATAAGCAACGATGAGTGCCTCCGCACCAGACTGATCTACCTGAACAAACACGTAACCTGGGTCAGGTTTATAGATTTTCCTGAGTGACTTCTCAATGTTCTGTAGGTTACTGCCGAATCTACCAAAAATTTTTGTAGATGACAATCTAAATGTATTCGTTCCAGCACATTTATAATTGCATGAATTTCTCATGAGATTGTATTCAAATATGCAAACTCTCCAACATATTTAGACATCATCTCATTAGCCATCAATGCTGCGTCATTTTCATTTTCAAACAATCCACCATAAATTCTCCTACCACCAACAGACAAATGAACTTGCCATTTACGACCTTTTTTATGCCATGAAACTCCCTTATATTTAGATGTTAAATCTCTCTTAGATTTTTCTACATTATGTAGGTTTTTATAATGCTCACACACTCTTAAATTTTCTTTTCTGTTATCTAAATTATTTCTGTTTATATGGTCAACATCCCAACCGTCTGCAGAATCAAACATTCTTAACACTAATCTGTGCATTGACATTTTTCTACCTTTACCAGGTTCGGTTTTTGAAAACTTTAACTTGCTTCTAGCTGCTGCACCACTTGCCATGTGAGTCCAGACTGTATTATGGCTCATGACATAATGATAATCTTCATCATCAACTAGTGCAATTGCAGTTGAATTAGATAATTGTATTTGTTTCATATGGCATTATTTTATTGTTGTCATCTTTCCAAGGATAGAACCCAAGAGGGGTAGTAGTCTCCAACTTCACCCCACGATACAAGTTACAGATATCAATCACAGGGTTGTTATGTTTAAGGCGGAGTTTGAACATTGCTTGCTTAGCTAGTGACGGATTCCTCACACCATTCTTATCTGGCTTAGAGCGATGCACAATAGGGTAACCGAGTATGTTATGGAAATATTGGACGCACTGCTTATTGCTACCGGGGAATGCTTTAGCTTTACCCTTCAAGCAAGATTGCACTTCAAGTAACCCAGTCTCGCCTATCAGTATCCGAATCATACGCAAGTATTGTTCCATCAGCGCGTCATTCTCCGCTCTCATACTCTGCCTCAGAGTTTCATCATAACCTATACCTTGGAGAGTAGTGGCAATATACGGGACAATCTGCTTCATCACTGTAGCAATGGAGTGCTCCAGCCCAGGGACAGTCTTAGCGTAAGCCATGATAGCTTTTCGGATAAGGTGCATCGTAAAGACATCCTTCCCACAATAAGCCATGCGTTGCTTCATCTGCTCAGGGGTTCTGTAACCTCGGCTGTCCTCATCTTTATGGAACTGTTGCCATGTCCAGTAAGAAGTGCAATTATGAACTATCACATTGTTTACAGAAAAACAATGAGTATCCTCCACCTCCATACAGTAAACATCTTGAAGATCTTTTAAATATTCAACACCCAACACAGTACAATTTTTATTTTTTGCATAAAAAAGTCTTTGTCCTTCTTTCTGTGATCTAATTTTAATCTCATGTTTTTTCAGCAACAATCTAATTGATGCTTGAGTCGTGTTGTATATTTTTGCGATTTCCGCTTGAGACATTCCTGAATTATACAATTTTTCTAATGTTTCTTTTTTTAAGATGTCCCATTGACCAGTAATACCATTTTTAAATGTACCTACAACACAACTTGTAATATCTTTTTTCTTGTGCAATAAAGACATGTGTAATGTATTATGCTCTTTTTCAGTCAGCTCTTTTAAATTGTTTGGCTCATTGTTATGTTTATCCTCATCAACATGATGTACATATTTGTTTGTTTTCCAAAACAAACATTCAAAAACATATTTATGAACACGTTCTCTGACATCTTCTCCATTAGAATTTTTATAAACAATGCGATCATATTGTTTATATTCTTTTCCATAATGAATACGAAGACGTGTTAACTTAACACCATTACTTAAGTCTTCTGCCTTAACCCATTTATCATCCACTAAAAACAAATGTTCTGGTGTACAATCAATGTAAGTTTTTTCATAATTAAATCCTTCGCCATTATTAGTCTTTCTCCACAAATGAACTCTAACAATACTCGTTTTTTCTTTGGTCTTAAAAACGTTATTAACTTTTGCTGGAAAAGGATTTCCATTTTTCCATGACCAAACTGTAAAATCTTTTTTACCAACAAGATCTTTTATCGCAACTTTTCCACACAAAGTATCAACTAAGGATTCTCCAGTAAAACAATGTCCCAAGGATTTCTCTACTGTCGGGAAGCATCTGTGCATTGCGCACATTGTGTCGAAGACGTTGTAGACAGGGATACGATATTTATAAGGCAAGACTAGGAAGTCAAAGCAAGCACCGTTATGTGCGACTAAAGTATTGTTCTTGATTGCACAAGAAAGCGCACGAAGTATCTGTGGCAACGCACCATATGCAGGCTTGTAGTTGTAGTCCAGCACTGGCACGTTATAAACAACCCTACCATCAAAGGTGAAAGAGAAGCATTGCAGATTCTGTTCTTCATAGTCAGTCTCAATATCGAAGTCCATGAAACAATCCTTAGTTGTCGACAAGACTTCTATCAAGTCCTGTGACGAAGGATTGTTCACATATTGTGGTTCAGGTTCTATAGGCGGAAGTCCATTCTTCAATATCCACTTTGCTTTCTTAATGTCAGCTCGCATCCAGAAAGCATAGTTCTTTCGGTCAGTCCTACCATGTGTCTTCCCATCTTCCTCGTCGTTCTCTGAACCTTCATCTTCATCAGCAAACACCATGTGTGCTTCATTGTAATCTTTCTCGAAATTCTTAGGGTCTGCTGCATCTTGTGGGTAGAATGAAGGAATAGCTGGCAAGCCTTGATACTGCTGTAGTGAGCCTCGCATCTCATTAAGAGTGTTCTGCCTAGTAGCTGGCAACAGTTTGTGCATTGCATATTCGCCTAGAACTATAAGGCACTTAGTATTAGGCAACAGTGGAGAAGGGTCATCAGCTACCCGGACATCACACTGCATTACATTAAGTTCAGGCCGCAAGCAGAAATCATTAAGGACATGTCCACCACCAGCAGTCAACAATCGAACTTTGTCGAAGCGGCTAGGATTAGATAGAACTACAGTAAGCCCACTGTAAGTGAGTGATGGTTTAGTTCTGAGATATGTCATAATTCAGTTCAGCTAAGTCACAAATGAAAGACCACAACACAGCTAGATATGCAATAGGTGGAACATCTTTTTGCCAGAACAGAAGAGCTATGAACAGGATTGTTATGCGCATAAAGTTAAATGGTTGGCATACATTAACCGGTATGCCAGCGGCTAGTTCATTACACTTTGCTCACTAATTCCAGAACACGAGCAACTTCTGGATTAGCGTTGAGAGCATCAAGAGCTTCGTTGACACGTTTAAGTTGAGTTTCAAGTTCAACTTTTTGACGTTCAAGACGAGCTTTGACTGAGGGTCTGCCACTATCAGTACAAACCTCAGCGCAGGGTTTAGGACTATCGTAGTAGTTCAGGTCCATATCAACGTCCCTGTGGCAGGTTGATTGATTGCAGTTCTTGCATCTTCTCAGCAAAGATGGAGGCAGACCCATCTTCTTCGAGAATGTCAACAAGCTCGTCACACAGAACAATACCGCGATTGATAGCAGCAATGTTCTGTTTCAAGATTTCCTTGTTGCGTTGCAAGTTTAAGATGAGTGTCTCTTTGAATGAGGCTTGCTCACCGCCGGTCATTTCAGAAGTGTTGCGGCTCATATGATTAGAATGTTCCGCCAACATTATCTTTCGCCAGCCCGTAGATTTCAGCAATCTTCGGCTGATAGAACACAACCTCGTTCCCAGTCACAGGGTTCTTGATGATGTCACCCTGCTCACCTTTCTTGACTTGTTCAGGAGTTGGGTCTTTCCGTGCTGCCTGCGTGTCACAGCTCAAGCGAGCATGGAACAATTTACCCTTGAACCCAAGTCCCGGGTTTTCAGGATTGAATGTAGCAGGGTCAAGTCCGAACATCTGATACAGACCCGGTTGTTCTTTCGTCCCAACCACACAACGCTTACGGCAAGCCTCAGATTTCTCTGCATCTTGCAAGTTCATTGTGGTGATGTAGTAAGGAATAGTAACCCCAGCTACAGTCACATCTTCTTCACCGATCTTGATCTCACTGGGTGATTGAATCTCAGTCTTCAAAGTAATCATCGGATTACCAGAGGTCTTCGAAGGAGCGAAAGACTCCTCAATCACACGGAGGATGTAGTTATCGGTAGGGAGTTTCAGTGACTTATTGTATTTAGTACTCATTTGTTTTGTTGGTAGATAGGATACCAGCCATGTTGTTTTCTAACAATCTCCATAACACTACAGTTTATGCTACAGAGAAATTCAATACTGCAAAATCTTTGTCTATTTCTTTTGCCTTTGCATCATATGCTTTAGCTGCATCTGTTTCTAATTCGAAATACCCAAGATGGATTAAAGTTCTATCTTTTCTTATAGAAGCAATCCACTTCTTCTTTGTTTTATGAAAGGATACACCTTTATATTTTGAAATTGTATTCGGCTTCTTTGCAACATTCCTACAATTTTGTGAGTATGTTGCTACTCTCAAATTATTCTTTTGATTGTTCAATGGATTTCTATCTTTATGATCAAACATCACATCATAATTATTCATTACCGTATTTGCCATACTGTAATGATAAGTTTTATAATGTCTATGTTCAACACGTGAGACAGTACCATTAAACCACCAAATGAACTTGCTAAGTCTTGATGCATCTTCATCATCAACTATAGCAAGTTTGTCAGATTTATTTATTTGGAGTAATTTCACGACGATGTTTTATAAAAGAACTATAATTAGCAGGAATAAATCTTGGGGGCAAATATAATGACGATGACTTAGAGTCAAAAATGTCATCTGTTTGTACTTGCCAATAATACACATAGTCACCAGTGAACGACTCACACATAGCTTTGAACTCCGCACTTGTCATTCTCCAGTGGCGGAGTATATCACTGTCTACCTTGTTGTAGTCAGCAGGCTTTAGTGTTTTGTGTTGGCGAAACCAATCAGTAAAGTGACCAACCATCTCATCACCCATCTGGCCTGTCATCAGTGGGCGAATCTTCCCGGAGTAACGCTTAGCTTCCCCGATGCCTACTTTGTCAGCCATGTCTACTTCATGACAGAGATACACAACGTGACACTTAAGAGTAACGAGGATATCGAACAGAGCAGAGAAGTAAGCTACCTTCTGATTCCACTCAGCGAAGTCATTGACTTTGCCATCCTTCGTTAGGAAGCGATGCTTGTTCTCCTCATACCAAACATGGTAAGCGTTCTGTGTACTAGTGTTACCATCCCAAACAAGAGTCTGATTCGGCTGGAGCTTAGCCCCATACTGCATCAACCAAGTGAGGAGCATATCTTTCTTACGATGGATGGTGTAGTTCGGGTCAATCTTCTTGCAGAAAGCTTCATCATGAAAAGGTATCTCAATGACATCAGACCTACCAAAGTGAGCACCCAGACCTCTGTCTAAGTTAGCTACTACTGGGTTTGGAAATGTGAGAGCAGCCCATGTTTTACCTTTGTCAGGTAAGCCTTGAATCCCGAGGCGGATTTGTGGGATATCTTTGAGTTCAGACAGACGAGTGCATCCCGGTGGAATGTATAGTTCAGATGACATATTTGTGATAGTTTATTTTAGTGGAATATTACAAGAGGAAAGCAATAAGCGAGCTTCTTCTTCAAGGAGAGAAAGTGAACCAGAGTTCAGAACTATGTGGTTGAACTTATCGTAGGAGTCAAGTTCTGTTTCGGAGCTATGAGTATCATTGCTTACAATGGGACGAGACACCCGAATAAGGTGAGCACCAAGTTCCCTGAGTGACTCAGCTTCTGAAAGAAATCGGACATCAGGAATGATGATTAACTGAAATCCCTGTCTAACCTTTTGGTCAATCTTAATGATTGCTTGGTCAACCCAATAGTTCTCACCCTCGTAGTATCTGCGGAAGTCAGTTCCCCACCACTGCAATATATCACGAAACTGTGCTTTGTTTGCTTCAATGAATTGAGAAGTCTTACCGACAGCTTTAGCTACTTCATCTTTCAATGCATCAGCAAATCCTACTCTGCACCCTTTAACTGCTGCGTTCTTGAGCATCAGTTGACAAAGAGTATCTTTCCCTGTGGTTTTCTTCCCGGAGATTCCTATTACAGTTATCATACTTCTTCATTGTGTGCTAATGGATTATAAGGTTTCTGTTTGAAATCACGCTCTAACAGCATCGCAGCAATAGCAGGGTCTTGCGACTTACAGATGTTCCAGAAGTTGCACATCCCCCACTTGCCTTCGCATCCACCATTCACTATGCCTGTCTTAAGGGGTAACTTACCTTCCCGGACACGAGCTAACATGCGAGACAAGTCTTGAATCTTACTGTCAAGTGACTCACGAAACTCAGGCAAGTCTTTAACCATGAACACCTCGGAACGCTTATAGACATTGTCACAAGGTTTCGGCTTAATGAAGATGCCATCAATGCAATACCCAACATCAGTCTTTCCAATCTGTCCAAGCACTGAGTCAGGTTCAGATTCTGCCATCAGCTTAATCGCTAAGATGTAGAACCTCATCTGCTGTGCTAAGGCATACTTCTTCAAGTAACCTATCTGGTCCCAAGTGCCAGTAGATTTGAAGTCGTTGATTGCATAGACTCCACCAGTTATCTTACCTAGGCGGTCTATAGTTCCTTCTAAGTCTACTCGCAAGAACTCATCCTCATAATACCCGCCGATGGAAAATGTCACTTCTGTGGCTGGCTTGCCATCAGGCAGCATGATAGTCTGGAACTCTTGGTCTTTGCTGATATGAAACTCCCATGCATCATAGGCGGAAGCTAGCATGTGAGTGCTATCACTGTAATGCATAGCTTTCTTGTCGTGAGTCATCGGTCTATTGAAAGCTTTCAGTGCTGCGTCTCTAGCTTTTCCGATATGACCACGCTCTTGATACATTGTATCGAAGTATTTGTGTAGAGCGACACCGTAGATAATCTTGCTGGACAGCGTCCCACTATAGTAACCTTGCACCATAGTGAGCCATGCTCTGTAGTCACAGACAGAAGTCTTGAGACCGGTAGCGTTGAGTTTGAGTATTACTTTGCTCATAAGCTTAGCGTCCAAACAAAAGACGGCCAACAAATGAAATGGCCATACAAATTCCAAGACATTGCCAATACGTAATCAGACGCCACTCAAACATTGGAGCAATTGCTTTGTTCCAAATTAAGAATGGAACAAAATTAATTAACAATATAATCCCAACTGCAACGATGATTGCAAATGGAATAACAATGAGCCATTGCCAGAATGATAGTTTTGTTTTCATATTATTTTTTACCAAGTTTCTTCTTTAGAGCAGAAATATCAATACCCATACTCGCAGCCAATTTGAGCTTCTGTTGCATCTCAGGCGAGACAGCGGCAACAGTAACAGCTACACGTTTAGCTGCTTGCTCTGGCCTAGTTACATTGAAGTAAGGCATGAAGAACTCTTCTAGTTCTTTGTCTGTCATTGCCTTCAACTTCTCTGCTGAACAATCAAGAAGCTGCTCTAATGTCATGGCTGAACCTTTAGAATCTTGACGGAGTATGAAGTAATGTTGCACATAACCCCAGGAACTTTCAGTGAATCTTCAAGAGCTTTAATCTCATCTCTCGTCAACACCAATCGTTCTTGAAGGAACGTCTCACCAATGTCACCCTCTTCAAGGAACTTGTGCATACGTTGCTTCCACTTCGGCACTTCTTCTTGAGGGTCAATCGGCTTAGGTTTGAAATCAGACACTGCACCTTCACGTGACTCAGGGCGGAACTCAAGGACTACACCAATACCACGCTTCCGCTTCACAGTAAACATCTCACAGAACCTACCATAGGTGCGCTGTGCATCGTCCATCATCTCACACACATACATGATGGACTGATTGACTCGCAAGTAGAGGGTATTCTCATTGATACCGAACTTCGTTTTGAATGTGTGGTAGTCATAGACTTGGTCTTGTCGAGACTTCATCATCTCATCAAGCACAGCCTTTGCTTCCATCCCAAAACATTCTTTGAAGTAAGGTGCAATGCTGCGGCGACCCCATCCCATTGGGCGCTTCCTCACGAGGAGGTCCACAGCTTTAGCCTGCATGGTAGGGTCTTTCAGGACAGTCTTAAGTTGTTCGTTTTCGTCGGGCATATTATTTAAAATTCAGGTTAGCAAATTCTTTAAATGCTTTTATCGCTGCTATATCATATGCCTTGGCAGTTTCATAATATAAATTTAAGTGCTAAAGATTCTTTGTATTATTGTCAGGCGCAACTATATCTTTGCACTGTCATAACCAAACGCCTTACCCTGCATGTTACTATTGTACTACAGGACTTAAGTCACCCTCCTTTTATAGATGTGAAGGATTCATCTATACTGACAACCAACACAGTCAACAGGTGACAGACACCGGAGCGTCTCACTACTGACCAGAGTTTGCCAGCTTACCCTGCAATACAACTTAGCCTCACAGGGAAATCGAATATAACAGGAATACACTATTAGCTATAATCGTGCCAACCTGCTTGAAACCTACAGTCACAGTACAATTTTACCTAGCACCTCGAAGCGCCTAACATACTGCTCCAAGCTGCGAACATTGTAAGTTGTGTCGAGTTGTGCTACATGTCGACCTGACTTGTGCAGGACATCAAGGAACTGCTCACCCATCTTCATGTTCTTTATGATAGGTTCGATGTCACACTGCCTCTCACGTATGGGGGAGATGTGAAACTCAAAGGTGCTGATACGTGCATAGAGGTCAGGCAAGAACAAGCCTTGTGCTACTAATGCTTTCAAGTTCTTATTGCTAGCACACACTATCTTGCAATCAATGTCTTCTTCTTCGAACGCACCTACCCTTCGGACTTTCTTCTCTTGGATAGCACGCAGAAGTTTAGCCTGCATCCCTAAGGTTAACCAACTAACTTCATCTAAGAATGCCAACCCCTGCCCACTACGACCCGATGAGGCCCTAGCCAACATACCTTGCCTATCACCAAGGGCACCAGTGAAAGCACCCTTCACATATCCAAAGAGTTCTGACTCCATCAAAGTCTCTGGCAACCCAGCACAGTTGATGAACACAGAGTTCCCTTCTCGGTCACCAATCATAGCTCTAGCAATGATCTCTTTCCCTGTCCCTGTCTCACCATGGATGAGGATAGGGTAGTCACACTTAGCTAGTCGAGGGACATCTTCTTTCTTCTTCATCATAGCTGGGTCAACAGTGATGAACTTCCGAAGATGTAAGTCAGTACCTTTGAGTGCATCTTTGAGGACACCATTCTCAATAGTATAGGGGAGTTTGAATTCATCAATCATCTGCTGAACCATAGAGTAGAACTCTGGCCCATTAGCTAGGATTAATCTTAATCGATTCTCATCGGGTGGTTGTGATAGTTTCATTGTTTGTTATAGATATGTTTGTTGTAAGCATCCCGTCTCTTCTTCGCTTCTTCTCCTTCAAAGTGAAATGATTTCTGCTGACGGAAATGATACTTGCAAATAGGTGTCCAGATGTCAGCCATCTCTTTCCGCTTGATGCGTTCTTCGATGGTCTCTTTAGGGTGCTCTAAGATGTAAGGAAATGCATAGTCTTTCGGGTTAGTGATGAGCACACCTTGCACAGTAAGAGAGCGAGGTATCTTTCTGCGGACATGGCCGAATTGATTTTTGTAGTAGAAGCTAACGTAGCTTACACTATTCAAGTCAATGGTCAGCTGGACATTAGGAGCTTTCACTCTCCATCCTTTCTCCACCCCACAAACACAGGACTGCGAGGTAGTAGTTTAGTACCATGCGCCTTGCACTTGTAAGTCATAGTCTTATAGAGGAACTCAGTCTGATTCTCCCAGATGTATTGACGCCATTTATTCCCTAGCCCTACACCTGTTCCAATAGTGAACACCTGCCCAGCGGAGTTCCTCACAATGAAAGCACCAAGTGTTCCTTTCGGAATAAGTCCATCAAGTGAGTGAGACCTGTCCATCTTACCTGTCGCTCCCCAATTATCTGGATTCCCATTGGCCATCTGTTCTTTGAACCCAATCACAACAGCTTCATCTCTCACGAACCGGCACAGCTTAATGAGCCACTGTTCACCGAGTGTACTCCTCCCGAATTTATATGGAGAGTTCGGTGTCCGGAAACATATCCCTTCACCTAACTTATCCATACACATCTTCTCAAACGCAAAGAGTTCTTCTGCTGTATAGCACACTATGGGTTTATCAAAGAACACCATCCCAGCTGGAACTTCCGCCTCAGCTATCCACTCTTCAATCCGCTTACACCTTTCCTCATAACCTATGGTTGGTGCATCAGGTATGAACCAGTCAAGGACATGTACTTGAATCTTATCCCAGTGGACATGTTCCCGGGACATGACTATGGACTGTATCGTATTGTAATCTAGTTCACTGTTAAATAGTTCACTATCAAACCCAGCAGGCAACACTTGCCCTCTCTCACACACTCTTTGGTTCGGTATCTTCTTGAAGCGTCGGCTGAGTAGAGTTCCGTTGAGGCGGAGTGCTCTTATCCCATCCTTCTTTAAGGTTGCCATTACTGGATACCTTAACAGCTTCATCGCTCCTAACACTGTCTCATCAGTGTGCTCTACTTCTGGGTCAAGTAGAGGGGCGGCAAGCATCGGCTCGATAAAAGCTGTCATACTGTAATAGTTTTATCAGCCACTTTTAGATACATAGCAGTAGCGCCAGCAAGAAAACAATTCCACCATTCTTCCATGTCTTTCTCATCATCACCAATCCCGTTATTGATGCACCAGTTTCTAAACTGTGGCCACAATACTTTATGCGACTCTTCTACATAATTTGGTATATTCATAATCATTCATCCTCACTTTCTCCTGATTCAACTTCACCTTCCACTTCACCCTTCGCATACTCCTCATCGTTCTTGATGAGTTCACTCACGATGCGTGCCCTCTCTTTTGGGTCAGCAATCAGGTCAGCCCAAGACTCATGGCCTTTGATAGCTTTGCTTAGACACTTCAACTTAGAGGAGTAGACGCGAGCGATGTCCTCCTCTACAGTCCCAGCATACAACATACAATCTTGTTCAGTATCAGAGAGGGAAGTGAGTCGAGGCACACGACCAGTGGACTGAACCATATCAATAGCTGAGTAACTCACGGATAGGCAAGTCCTGCGTTGCTTGGTTGGGATGAACTTAATGTCCTCCTCCACAGCAGCACCAGACTTCTGCCTACGAACTTTACCGGGTGCAGGTCTATTGCGCTCGTGCATCCGCATGATAGAGGCGTGCCATTCAGCAAACCCAGGAACAGACCTGTCCCAATCAGTACACAACTCGTCAGTGTGATGCAGTGAAAGTCCGACACCACCAGCTTTGAAAGTGTAGATACATTTGTTAGTCTTACCAGATTGGAACTTGTCAATCTCTCGTTGACGTTCCTCTTTAGACTGTCCACCTAACCGTAACTCGGGTGGCAACTCCTCTAAGACGCGGTCCTCAACATCCTCAAGCTCCAGTTCTTTTAGCATCTCAGCAGCAGAGAGTCCAGCTTTCTCAAGAGCCTCAGCCTTAGCTTTGACTTCCGCTTTAATCTTCTGCTTCTTAGTTAGTTGTGTCTGTCCACCACCCCACACTAGACTAATCTCGTCACGCTTCCAACCGAAGTGTTCTACGCCATACTTCACAATCTGAATCAGCGTCGGTTTATATTTGACAGCACAAGCAGCAGCCTTACCCTGCTCAATAGATTCTTGCATGTGCTTAGCGAAATGCGGAACTCGACAGAACTCAGCAGCTACAGAACGCTTCGTCAACAAGACTAGGTGCATCACACCTACATTGACACCAGCCGCCTTGTCATTTTCTAATTTAGCTTTTTCCCTGTAATAGCGTTCCTCAGTATCGTCATAGTACTGTTGCTCTTCTTTCGTGGCGAACTTAATCATCTTCACCCGATTGATAGCATGGAACTGTGGCTTGACACCACGGACACGGACGATGTATTGTTCTAAGTCCTTAGTCAGTCGTTCAACAGCAGCCTCATTGTATTCTTCTGGTGCTGAATCCTTGGCCATATACTTAGCATACGTAGGCCAGTTGTTGTTAGAAAGTTTAGTTGGCAACCCGATGATATCAGTGATGTCTTTCTTCGTAGCGACAGCGAAACACTTAGCCTCACATACGCGAGTATATGGAGTAGCTGAGATGAATATCTGGAATGTTGGAGTCTTAATTTCGTTGAAGAAGCTAGCTACTTGATGCTGTGTTGAAGAACTATTCTTTAGAGATTGATTCTCATCCCAGAACACAACTACAGGGTTGAGCATAGGCCGCCACACCCAATGAATCTCTTCTTCCCCGTCCACTATCTTGACTTCCTCTTTAACCCACAACTGACCTGCCTTACTGCGGAGTGCTTCATAGTTGATGACCTCGAAACCATCAAACATAGTCAACCCGAACATCTTCTCAAACACCCGTCTAGTTTGCTCGACTACAGTGTTCTTCGTTACATACAGATACTTCGTTGACCCAAATGTTTTGTCATCCGCAAACTTCATATCCTTGAGGCGGGCAGCGACAGCCCCAGCTATGAATGTCTTACCATAACCTGCTGCTGCTATGAGTTGCTGACCTCTAAGGTTATGAACAAGGATACCATCAAGTAATTCTTTCGCTGCCTTGCGTTGATGCCAATACTTAATCATCCCTTTCTTCTCACCAGTGCAAGGTGGGAGTAAGTAGTCATTCTCTACACAAGGCTTCGTGGTATCCACACTAGCATCGAGTTCCTCAAGCTTATCTGGAACTTTGGGTGGAACAATGGTGAAAGTCGGAGATTCTTTCGGTATCGGTTGGATGTGAGTTTTGGCAGTCTGCTCACTGCTTGTTGGTACTCCACTGACTGATACGAAACTCTGTTCAAGTTGTTCCTTGAGTCCTCGAAGGTAGGCTTGTAGTTCTTCATGTTTAGGTAGAGAGTTGAGATGTTCAGATGTAGCGTTGGGTGGGACAGAAGTATACTTGTATACGTCACCCCATGTCTTGATGGATTTGAATGTCAAAGCCATAGAGATGGATTGACACAGAGCGTTCAGAGTAGTCCGCTTTTTATTCTGTGCTACAATTTCTGGGGATAGTTTTAACTTGCTCATGACGGTAGTTCGTTAACATTAGTATAGAGGGGGCGCTTCAACCCAACAACTTTGATGCGTGGGTCATTGGTGTTAATCCATTTCCTAGCCATCAACTTACATATCTCGAAGTCAATGTTGGTGAAGCGGCAGATAGCTTTCCCGAGGAGGAGGATGTTCGCGTCTAGTATGAAACGAGCCTCACGCTCTAGTTGGCTACGACGCTTAGCTCTCAAGTGCTTCTCAGAAGATGCTTGCCATGCACCAATGTTCCAAAGGATGGGGGCAGTGATAGGCTTATCCCACATGTCAACATCACTGTCACTGGGGAATTGTATGTGACATGTGTGTTTGTTCTTAGTGTGGATGAACAGCATGTCAGCTACAACTTTACTGACAGAGGTGTAATGCGCAGCACCGAGAAGGTCTTTAACTAGAGCTTGAAGAGGAACAGTTACTAAAGGATTAGGAGGATTTTGCATTAACATCTTTCAATGTAATTTGATGTGGACTGCAACTAAAGAAATTAAAGTTCATCTTGAACTACCGTGATGTGTCTTGCATCACAGTCGAAGTCACACCGTTACGGCTAGACGGTTAAGCTCGCAGTTCCTGAGGTTTTTCATCGACTCCACTGCAAAGGTTGTCGCACAGGTTAATCTCTTAACCCAAAGATGTAGTGACAGCTAACCACTATAGTAGTGTCGCGACACATAAAGGATTTGCACCTTCTACACCATCACTACAAATTGTTGGTGGCCCGAGCAGGTGATTCTCCTGCAAAATCTATCCTAATTTGTACACCGATACTCTTACGAGATACGGTAATAGAGCGTCTAATATGTTCCGCCAAACGGGCCAACTAAAGGGAGTGGTTAAACTGTATCATGATTACAGCCAACAGAAGGATTCGAACCTTCATTGTGCAAACACTATTACCAATTATAATATGTTGTTCTAACCACTCTCGTTAATCGGTCACTCAGTTGAGTAGTGAAGGTGTTGTCATCAGCGCTTACTACAAACACAGCCTTTAGTCTTAGGCTTGGACATCACTACTCAACTGAATGGCTACAGTATTATCGAGCCGCTGAGCACCGGCTGTTCCCCACCACCAACTAAGGAAAATTTAACACAGCGAACTCACCGAAAAATTCTTTAGCTTTAATATCATAAGCCTTTGCCGCTGCTTCTTGTGTAGAAAAGTATCCAAGATAATATTGTTTTTGTTTAAATTGAATACGTGCACGCCAACATTTATCTCTTTCAAACCAAGAAACACCTTTATAATTCGATGATGACTCAGCCTTCTTTGCTTTATTGTAACAGTTTTGTGCTTGACTGCACACTCTTAAATTTTCAACACGATTATCCCAGTTGTCTCTATTCTTATGATCTATCCTAGCATTCACACCCAAAATAAATGCAGCAAGAGAAATCAATTTTCGTTTCCTATATTGTCCAGGATACTCGTATCTAAAAATTCTACCAGATGCGTCAATGCTCCAATCAAACTTGAATGCTGCATCGGCATTAGGCCCATTTACCCTTATGAGCCTATTAGGATTTAGTTTTGAAATTTGAAGTAATGTCATACTATAAATGGCGCACACCCCTTATCGAGGTGTGCGCCACAATGCATTAGACGACTTGAACCGCAGGCTCGGCCTGTTGATTCTCAGACTTGCTCGGCTTGCGAGACTTCTCTTCCTTCATCGCACGGAGAGCAGCAATCTGGTCACGGATGACAAGCATCTGCTTCGTAACCTCAGGATCGAATTGACCATTGGCATCGAGAGGTGCAGCCATCAAGTTAACTTGACGCTCAGTAGCCTCATCCAACTGGTCATTGATTTCCTTGAGCTTGAGACCAGCCACATCGAAGCGGGCAGCCTCAGTGGTGAACTTCTCTTGCAACCATTCACCAGTCTTCTCATCATAGGCGTCGAAGAAGATGCCTTGAAACACAGCCTTAGCATTGCGCTGCAAGATCGACACCACGTTATCAACACCATACCAGTTCAGCAAGGTTTGGAAGTTCTCCTTGGTGATAGTAGGTGCAAGATACTTGGCGTTCTTGCGGTCACCTTTCACAATCTTGTATTGTGAAAGGCTAAGGTTCACACCGTTACGCGTAATTGCGATGGACGGCAACTGGATTTCAGGGACAGCATTAGCTTCTGCGACTTGGGTATTTGTATCACTCATAGTTTGTATGTTAGTTTTGTTTACCGACTTTCACCTTACGGCAGCACTCGCTGCGTTCAGTTGAAATTGTGAGACTGCACTATAGCATAACTCATGCCAACCACTTTCGTAGTATGCAGTTATATGGTCTCGACTTACTCTTTGATTAAGTGAGATTGAATCTGTTTAGAATGTTTCGGAAACCATTCTGATTTTGGTTGGCGAAAGTTAGGGTCAGTTCCACATGTGAACCCTGATGTTGTTTCTTGGAGGACAGGTAACACTAAGTGTTCCTTCTTACCAAGACCTCTGTCGATTGTGATGTGTGCTTTCATGTTAACGTGTATGTTTCTTTCCTGACGGGTTTAGGTTTTGCGTTGACTCAAAGACTGACTTACTCCTGCTAAAGCGGCCCATCTTTAGTTGCCTTTGTATTTCCCTTTCTAACCGGATAGCATCCAGTTCTTGAGGACTGTATTCAATACAGAGTTTACCGTTGACTACTACTTGTTGTGGCATAAAGTCTTATTGTCTAGCACTGATGCTGATTTAGCGAAGTCGGGATATGGTAGGAATGTTTGCATTATAGTTTTCTCCATCCTGCCGGTGAACTATTTACAATGTTCTCTCGTTCTAGCGTGTAGAGTAGCACACGCACACCATCACGCAGCTTGTCTGCATATAGTGGATAACGGCGAGTACATTCAGCAGTTAAATGTTTAGCGGTAAATTCTTGCGTATCGGATGTCTCAGCAAGAACTGCCATCACAATATCACGCACTGTGAGTTCGGGAGGAGGTGATGTGTCAATTGGATTCTCCTTAACTACATCCTCAGAGTTGAGCAATTCTCGTATGGCTATCTCTTTCTGTAGTATGCGGTTCTCATAGTACAGAATCATGTTCCGAAATGCTGCTATATCGGACATGAGTTGGGAGATTGGCTTGTTCATTTAGTTATCACTTGGACTGTTTGATTGGTTTTGATTCCGAACTTCTTAGCGTCGGAGTGCTTGGTGAAATAGATGTCGAAGCGGGAGTCGTAGTGTTTTGCGAGACGGTCTTGGACCTTGTAAGTTCGTCCATTAAAAATAACGTCGGAGTTGAATGGCAATCTCCTTGGGGCTGCCACTGTAATTCCTTGGATTGGTCTTGTTCCATTTGCTGTTAGTCCTTTCGATGTCGCTGGACAACAAATTGCCGTGCAGCTACAATACGCCGTCAATGTGATGTTAGTGAGGATGTTAGTTATCATCTTTGGCGTCAAGATAAAATAGTGTTGGCTCATCAGCTTCTTCGTAAGTTACGGCTGCATACCATCCGCGACTACCTGAACCTTGGTCAATGAACGGTCGCAACCATTCAAGAAATTTTTGAATTTCTTCATCGTAATTTTTGATATTAAAACGGGCAGAAAAACGATAGCAGTCACTGATCGTGTCGTATTTAAAATGATGTATGCCCGATGGTCCGCCGAAATAACAGCTACCACTAGAGTTAAACATCCAGTCTATACGTCCACCTTGTGGCAAGATAGAAGGACAATTAGTTTTATTCTTGCTATTGTCCAGCAACCAGTGAATTGCTGTGATTATTTCTGGATTGTTTTTAATTGAACAACCTAAAACAAGTTCAGTATACATTCCCATATTAGTTATGCGGTTATGGTTGCGATGAGGATATTAGTTGTCATAAAGATTCAACTGGCTCATCCCAGTTATTTGCATTGATCGGCGTATCAAAATCAAAATCAGGATGAGCCAGTTCGTAAGCTACTTGTTCTTGATGTGAACGTTTATTATGTTTAGCACGAGTGCAAAGTGGTTGGCAAGTTGTAGTTTTTGGGTTATGATTTTTTACCGAAGCACCACAGATAACGCAAAGTTTCACAAATCCTTCTCTGTTAGTTGTTCGGCTGCGGTGAGGATGGCTTTCTCACAGTCATTACAGCCTTGGTCGTAAGCAACTTCCAAATCAGTGCGAATACCACCAACTGCAAATGTTTCTCCTTCTGCTATTTTAGCCGCCCTCCGCATACCTTCTTTCATGGCGTCGAGTTGGATTTGCCTTACTAGGTTGGGTGACAAATCCTCACACAGTGGAATATCTAACTTAGAATAGTCCCGTGTATCTTTAATCCACTCTTCTGCTGTTTTCATTCTGTCCACCTATTGGTTGCGCGAAGGAGTGCTTCACTTAGTTGAGCGGGAGATTGTTTGAATAACAATAACGGTAAGTCAGATTGTTTTACGTAATCGCTGCCATCGTATTCTTCTATTGCTTGCTCGCATAGAAAATCAATCAACTGTGTTTGCATTAAGTGTGACTGCTTCTGTATCAGCGGAATGATGGCGTCGTAGCTAGTTAAATAAGCAGGCTCAAATTGATAGTAAGAGCCGCTCTTAATCTCGTCACTTGAGGGGGTATGTGGTTCTGGAACACCGTCTAATTCGCACAAAGCCCGTAGTTGAAGTTCAGTTTTCATTTTTGGTTTGTTAGTAATTGATATCTTCTCTGTGTCTACATCCATTGCGGCAATCACCATTCTTGTCTTGGCGCGTGTCACATGTGGGACATTTCTTGCCTGCACGTTGAGCGAATATGCAGAGCAGAAGAAATGTTAGAAGGCCGACAATAGTTAGTGCTGTTACAGTTGTCATAGAGGGAGTCTCTGGTTTAGCTACTTAGTAGCAAGTTTTGTGCCGTTCAGATTTTAGTAACTAAATGTGAGCAAGCGGGAGATAAACGAACAATGTTGCTTTCTCGCCTCGGAACGTGAATACTTCGTCACCGGGTTTGATTTCTTGTCGTGTTGTGCTATTAATTAGTTTGGGCATATGATACGTATGGAGTAGGTTCGTCGCCGAATTAGCGCTCAGCGCTTTTGCGCCTGTAATAGTGGCCGGCAGTAGCGCCGATTGCACATACGCGTTCACCCGCGTATGCTGTGCAGTAGAGTTCGTGTAGCCATGATATATATACTTTATCTGTTTTGCGCAACAGTGTGCCTCTGCGCAGTTTGCGGTAGTCTTTAGCTACGCTGCGCGGTGCTGGATTGCCGCGAGGTTCGAAGTATTTCATGATGATTTATGGTAGTTGGCGTATATGTCGTTGAGGAAATTGTTGATGCCCGGTGTGATGCAATCACATTCTATGCAGCGAACTAAACAGAGCAGCACGAAATCTGGGCGCGACACTTTAGCGTCTGCGAAATTGAATAGAAAGACATGCTGTTTGCCTGTCTTAGCATGTGCTGTAACGAATAGAACTTTGCCTATGGATTTCATTGCGCGATATGGGCACAAAAAGAGCAGCTAGAGTATTGTGCGCCTAAGCGCTAACTCTAGCTGCTCTTGTGTTAGATTCCCGCAGGAATCAAATTTTGTCGCTGTCGCTGTCGCTGTAGGTTGCTACAACATCTGCGCCGAAAGTTAGTGTCACTTGTCACGTTTCCGTTTGATGACTTTGCGGTAAGTTTTGGACATAACAGACTCACATTCTAGCTAGGGCTTTTCGCCTTGGCAGGCGAGGAAAGAATGGAGAAATTGATGAACAACATCAACTTTCGACCTCAGCAGTCGAGAATTATTCTGTTCTAAACACTAACCAACTTATAGAATATTTAGAGTTAGGTGTAAAGAATCTATCTGCATGAGTTATGTTGTAGTTAGTACGCTCAGGGTGTTTAAATACAACTTGATTGTGCCTTAATGATTTAGCGTAAGCTATAACATCTTCTCGATTGTTCCAATCTACTTTGAATGGTGAGTTTATTGTCATAGGAAATTATTAACCGTGAAATTGTTTACTGTCACCATCGTTGTTATTAGTGCTCTCGCTATTCTAACATACTAAGCTCGCTTCGCTCGCTAGTCATAGCTTGTTAGCATTAAAGATGCCAGTCAGGACAGTAGTAAGATAGGTCAGGAGGTAATCTCCTAGTTAACCTTGAACTACTGCCCTGACATGGCAGTGTTTTCAATCAAGTGTGTTACTGTCCCGATGATTACTTCCCCAGCGTGATTTGTCACTGTGCTATTGCACAATCTAGCTGACTACTTCCCGGGACATTACTTGAAATTTTACGTGATAGCTAGGTGATGCTGAGGCAAGCGCTACAACGGTATAGATGCCCGTTTCAAAGGCTGTTACTCAGTGTGACCAGACTATTGAACCCGTCCGCATCTTAGGGATAGTCTAGTTTCCTAGCGATAGTCACAACCGATTTAATGTGCTGCTGATCGGTTTATCGCCATCCTATTAGAATATGCACGAGTTGTTCTAATGAATCATCCTGTCGGAGTTCGCTTAGAATCGATTACTTGTGCTGTTCTGTTATTTGTGCCTACCTAACTTTAGCTTTGTGTTCTAGAATATAGGCAAAGAGGAACACAGTAGTGCTTATTCAGCTTGCTACTGTGTTCGTGCTTTGACTATTCACTAGCCTTGCTACCGTCAATCTCACGTTCCAGAATCTCAATTTGCCGCTTCACAGTGGCGAATTGTTCCCGGTCATATTTTCCGGGATTGTCAGACATGTTGTCCAGCTTCGCTTGCAAAGCGGACAATCCGAACATGTCGCAAAGGCGATGCTCCTTAGCTTCTGCAATGTGGACCGCTTTGATTGTATCAGTTTTGGACCGGACCAATTTGTCCTCCTTACCAAAACGTGTCATCAAAACACCCCGGCGCACAGTGAGTTTGGCATCTTTCTGGATTGCCATATCCACAATATCTTTCGCTTCATTGCGCCAGAACGATTCAAGAGCGATTTTCAGCTCTTTGAAGTCATTCTCCGGGATGGCGTTGCGTTGATTCTGCTCGTTGAACTTAGCAATGCCAAGTTCGGAGCGAACATCGTCAATACAGCAATTCAAGAGGGAAGTTTTACCCTTCACGCTAGAGAACTGTGCGCCATTATCCACTTTGCGCTTTGCATTACGCCGCACGATAGCGACGTAGTTCAACTCTTTTGGAGTTGAGATAGCGACAGAATTTGACGGTGCTTGGGATTCGAGTGTAGTTTTGCTCATAACTGTATCTCCTAACATGTGAACTCTACTTAGAATCCTGACGTGTGCCTTGCTACTCACCAGTGGCTAGCTCATTATTCTAGCTTGGCGGATTCGCAAATGATACGTGTGTTGTGTATCGGCATGTCCCTAAGTTGCTACAAGTGAATGTTTGCTACTTTGCAAGGTAACATAACTTCATTACGAGGGACTAAACAGTTCGCAACTCGTAAGCTAGGGTTAATTCCCTAGAGACTTCTTAAATCACAACTAATTCGGACGCAGCTTGTGTGCTACTTGTTCGCAAGACACAAGTCAGGATTCTAGTGGACTCACCTTTCCCCCAGTCCCTTAATGGTTCACAGGCATCTCGTGCCCGCTGACTGGGAAATTCTACCACTACACCACTGAATCGGCTTTCAAAGAACTACCCGTATAGGCTCTATCAGCACAACTAATAGTGCTCCCCTTCCCTATCGTGCCATTATCAACTCTAATATAACTTGGTGTTATATATTATATGTAAATATATCTTATAGATATATAATATATAATATTATATAATAGTGTATAAGAGTGTATAAGGTTATATAGCTATATATAACTTGATAAACTTTCCGAAATAGGAAATTTTTGCCTAGTAGATATAACTCCAGTTTATATAGTAGCAGGGTGATTAGTTATATCACTATGCTGCTACTCGGAGCAACAAGAATTATGCCAGCTACTCTAGCAAGTCTATTGAGATACTTCGCTAATGTTCTCTAAACTAGTTAGGTATTCTAATACCTAATGCAGCAGCATCACACAAACTAATGACCACAGGGGCAGTCCCCCAGAAAAGAGTTGAAGGAACGGAACAGTACCTATCTCCCAAAATGGCAATTTCCCACAATTTGAAGTTCATGATATAACTGTTGCGGAGATTAGAGAAGTGAATAGTTAGTAAGTAGGTGGCACAGAAGATGCTTACCTCTATGGTATGTTAAAGAAATATTACATTGGTGGAAGGTTCGGGGAGACACTTCCTTATATGATACAAGTTATCTCCTTCATCCCGAAAGAGTACTGGTTGCTTAGTGTTACTGACACTAGGACCAACGATAACGTTCAGACTTATGTCCTGCCAAGTTGACACAATCAAAACCGCCTATGAAATTCTAGGGTTAACTCCTGAGCAAATCTCTGAGGCGCAAGATGGACTTACTGTTACAGCTGTGAAAGCTGCTCTGATGAGTGCATCTGCGAAGTATCGTAAGGATATCGGTGTCACCTCGGTTGACAATGATGAATCCCGGGAACTTGATTTCACGGATGAAGAACTCAGAGATGTTAATCAGATCATTAAGGAGTGTGCTAAAGAAGCTACTCTAAGTGACGGGACACCTGACTACCGCACAAGGTTAGCAGCAGCTACTTACATTCGGGACGACAAGAAAGGGCGGAAAAACCCGGTGAAGCAGATGGGTAATCAGTTCAACATCTTTTCGTTCAATGAGTCCATTAAACAGATGAGAGAAGCTAAATCCCGAATCATCACTGAAATTGGTGGAATAGCACAACCTTCATGAGTGAAGAATTACAACGTTTAGTTGATAAAGCAGCACAAGATTTATCAGAACATTGTGATTCTGTTCGCATCTTCGTAGTAACTCATGATAACGATTTGTCTAAAGCTTACACTTCTGGTAAAGGTAACTTCTATAGTCAAGTTGGACAAGTCACAGAGTGGCTAGAACGTCAACATGAATATGTTCGTAACGATGCTAGGAATGACGAATGAGCGACCTATCTCGACTAGAACATCTCATAAATAGTTCAGGCAAATCTCCAGATGAGATTGCTAAAGAACTGTCGAGTAGTCTGGTTGAAGAACCTAAACCCCTCCCCTCTCCCGAAGATGTTGATTCAGTCCCTTGCCCAACAGTAGAGCCTGCTGCCATACAGACCATTGCGCCACCTCAGATTATTGAGATTAAGCAACCACCTCTTAGCGAAGAAGAGAAAGTAAAGGCGGACAATGATGGTGAACAGAAGTTCAGAAACTTCCGCCCCGATGTAACTAAGATTCTGAAACCTGATGGTTTTGACTTTGAAGACCCATTTGAACTCCTACTGTTCCTGGATGATGACGTAGCAAAGGGGAAGAAGAATGGTGGTGTAGATTTGCATCCTTGGCAAATCCAGATTATGATGGACTTCGCTAAGGGTGGGATTACGGATGAGTTCCCGTTCCAAGCATTAGTTCGGGCTTGCAATGGTTCTGGGAAAGATAAGTACGTGATAGCTCCATGTGCAGTGTGGCTCTGCATGCGTTACTGCATGTCTCGGTGCGTGATAACTAGTGCATCAGGTGACCAGCTAGACAACCAAACTGACGCATATATCTACCAACTCTGTCTAGCAGCTAACCGGAAGATTCATCCTAATGTCTGGAAGCTCAATTATCGGTACTATGAGTGTCTAGAAACTCAGTCACCGATGAAGCTATTCGCTACTGATGAACCTGGAAAAGCGGAAGGTTACCATCCTCTAGGAAATGGGAAGAAGATGGCTATCTTCATGTCAGAAGCTAAATCTATCCCTGACACGATCAATGTAGCTATCAATAAGTGCACAGGTTACACTCACCGCGTACACGTCAGCACGCCCGGTTTACCTCTAGGTCACTTCTTCGATTACTGCAACATGTCAGTTCGAAGGGAAACATTCAAGGATGTCTATGATATTAACCCGATTGATTACATACAGTATCATATCACTGCGTTTCAGTGTTCTCATCTATCACGTAATTACATCGAGCAGTGCAAACGAGACTTGCCGGGTGGGGAAAACGGAGCGGCTTATAAGTCTCAGGTGTTAGCTGAGTTTGGGACTACAGATGAGATGGTAGTTATTCCCTATACCTATATCTGGCAAGCACTAAATAGTCCAGCTAACTATATCCCAGAACCTCACAATACAGCTGGATTAGACTTGTCTGATGGTGGTGATGAGACCTCACTGTGCATTCGGAACGGCAATAAACAGTTGAAGATGATTCCATTTCGCTTCGATAACACTGAGGATACGATTGATTTCCTAGATGAGAAATTCCGAGAAAATAACTTAGACCACCCGGATGCACTCATATTTGCTGACGTAGGTGGCTTAGGTAAGCCTATGTTGAATCGGTTGAAGAAGATGGGTTGGCACAATATTCGCTTTGTAGATAATAGGCAGAAGGCTTATCAGCCTAAAGTTTACAAGAACAGGAACAGTGAAGTCTGGTTTCATACTCGGATTCTGTTTGAGCGGAAAGAAATCATACCGCTGAGAGATGATGTCCAGACTAAACAGTTAACTACTCGCTACTACAAAATTGTAGATGGGCGAGTTCACCAAATGTTAACTAAGCTGGAGCAGAAGTCTAAAGGTTACCCATCTCCAGATAGAGCTGACGCTTTCAACTTATGTTTCTGGAACTACAAGTCAACATATGTCGAAGTCCAAGAGACGCATAAAGTTCCATTCACAGTGGCTGAACCTCCTAAACCAGTCACAGATTTCGACGTTCGTGTCTGGGCGAAAGAAGGTGATTCCAATCAACTTCCAAATCCATCAAGAGGTAGAGATTTTACTGTGCTACAAAGAGCCGTTGCGCAGTTCAATAAACAATTAGAGGCTCAGAACAACAATTAGTAACTTATGAACGTATACGCTGATAAAGATGGTCGCAAAGTAGTTGTGAATCGGAAGGAAGACAAGATTACAATTCTTGACAAGCCTACTGACCAGGGCGGGAAACCTACTGAATTCACCCGAGTGGATGTGAAGAAAACCATTGTGCCTGCTGCAAAGATTCCTACTTTGCCAACTGGCCCACTTCCGCCCAGCACTCCTGCTAAGTAATTGTTTCTCTCATTAACTCCATCACTGATACAAGCCTATGCCAGCACCACAACAGCCCGACAATGATACAGACTACATCAATAGTCTAGACTACGACAATTGGTCGTATAAGCTGAAAGAGCGCGTATCAGTGATGGAGACGAACATGAAGCGGAACGTTGACAGTCGCCGCTTACGTTACACTGAGATTGACATTGAGAAAGAACGGGCAGCAGGTAAGATTGGTGCTGATGAAGTGTTTGTTCCACAGCACATCATTGACACAAATATCCGTCGGGAGCAAGCTTCCTATGTCCAATATCTGACCCAATCTAATAGGGCCTGCATTCTACAGAACATCAATGATGTTGCTATGGATTGCACAGCTCTAGAGAAAGATTTGACGAACCGACTGAGGTACAATGATTGGCAGATTCCCATGTTTGCAGCAGTGGATGGGTTTCAGCAGAATGGCTATTCTGTAGTGGAACTTTGCTTTGATGAAGCTAAACCTGGGAATGTGTGTTTTGAAGAAGTCCAGCTTGGTGATTTTGGGGTAGCTGTTGACACTAAAGATGTCCAGCAAGAAGAGCTTGTCAGCAGGAATCACTACTTCTCTAAGACAGAACTCCTTGAGATGTCTCAACCTGACAGTCCTTGGAAGTTCAATCGGGAACAAGTAATGACTGTGATCAATAGTGAACCATCCTCAACAGAGGATGTCAGCACTAGCAGCACCGAAAGATCGCTGTATAGGATTCAGAAAGTGATGTTCCGGGTGAATGGTATTGTGCAAGTTGCATGGTCATGTCAAGATAAATGCTCTGACTGGATTCGTGAACCTCGCCCATTGTTCATTGGTAAAAAGCGGGCTGTGCAAGTTCCGATTGCAGTGAATCCTTTAATTATGCCTCCTGGTGCACCTAGACAGCCGGCGATGACTACTACTTTCGAGGATGTATTTGAGACTGAGTATCCCTATGTGATATTCCCATATCTAATCTCTGAGAACAACACTATCGACAAATTGAAAGGTCGAGTCTATCTTGACCAAGATACACAGACTGCTGTGACCTCAATGATGTCTGCTGTTTGTAGTGCTATGCGTCGCGCATCAATGATGCTGTTCAGCAGGGAAACAGAAGACCCTAATGCTGATATTGGGATGCAGAAGAATGTTCAATTCAAAAACGGAGCTATTCTTGATGCTAAACTGAAACAGTTCCAGCTAAATTATCCTGACCCATCCATGCTAGGTGCTATTCAGGCACTAGTCACATCCAACCAGTCTGAGACATCTAAGGTCAATTTCGCTGCCAACAACCGGAAAGACAGTCGTAAGACTGCTGCTGAAATCAATGCTAGCACACAGGAAGCTGCCTCTCTCAGCACAGTTCAAGTTGTTTTGTTCAGTACTGCACTTAAGAAACTGTATACTTCCGCCTTTCTAGTCATCAAATCTAGGGTAGCTGCGGGTCTCATAATGGTTTCTGAGGAATTGAAAGCACTGTATGCTCTCGACTATTCTGTTCGCCCTAGTGGTGATGTTGATGTCATTGAGAGACAGCAGATGATCAACGCTATGATGCAAGCATGGCCTGTGATGCAGAATACACCAGCTGCTATGGCATTCCTGAGTGACTTACTTAGTAAGATGTTCCCTGATAGTGCTCCAAAATACATCAAGATATTCACTGATGCACAAGCTGCTCAAGCCAGTCAACAAGCACAACAGCAGCAAGCTATGTTACAGATGGCTCAAGGTGTTGGCAAGAACATCATTGAACTCTCTAAACGTCCTGAGATGTTCTCTGAGACTGGTAAGATTCATGCTCTCCCTATCATTGAGCAGACAGCAGCTCGCCTATCTGAATTTGTCCAACCGGAGGATGTAGGATGAATGTTGAAACTGTCTCTAGAGACTTGCACATCTCAAACCACCAAGCATGGTTACAACACCCTGTAACACATGCTACACAGCAAATCATACAACAGCGTATTGATAAGCTCACAGATTTCATTGCAGATAGAGCCAATGATAAGAATACTACGGATGCGGAAATCCGTCAGTATGCAGCCCAAATCCGAATACTAAAACTAACACAGAAAGACCTATATGTTACTGAAACGTTCATTAATGCTACTAGACCCAACTCCAAGTGATGGTGGTGGAGGAAACACTATTCCTCAAGGCACATCAGCTGCTCCTGTAGCACCAGTTGCACCATCACAACCTAGAACTCTCTCACCAAAATCAGTAGGTGTAGAGACGCCCGCCAAAGCACTGCCTGAGGCATCGAAAGGCTTTCAATTTAAGATTGAAGACCCCTCATTGTTGAGTGATGAAGATGGCTCACTGATGCCAGAGATTAAGACTGACAAGCCAAATACAGTTCCGCCAAAGGCGGAAACTCCGCTAGATGTAGCCAATCAATTGCTTGCTGAGAAGCCTAAAGTTGAGGAGAAAACTCCTAAAGTTGAACCAGCACCAGCTAAAGCAGAACCAGCTGTTTCCAAGACTGAGGAAGTTGTCCCGAAAGGACCTCTTGTTCCGAAATCTAAGGTTGCTGCACAAGAGTTTGATTACTCTGGTTACAGTCAAGAAGAGGCTTCCGCTCTGAAACAGATGTCTACAGGAGCAAGAGATTTCACTATCAAGATTCTTAAGGAAAGGAAAGAACTTGCGAGTCAGACTGGTGGAACATATTTGCAACATCCAGATGCATATGTCCTTGACCCACAGTTCAATGCGCTCAATGAAGATGTCAGCTATGCTGAGAAGGAAGCAATGCATTGGCAAGAGCAGCTTATTAAGGCACAGAATGGTGAGAAGTGGCGACCTGTTGAAAAGTGGGATGCTAAAGGTAATCCGGTGCTTGGTGCTGAACAGATGCCTACAGTGCAAGCTATCGAGCAGATGCGGATGTATATGAACAAGTGCAACATCTTCGCTGACAATAAGCGCAATGAGTTGCAGATGTTTGCTCACAACTACAAGCAACGTATCCAAGCTGACACCAATGCTATCCAATCAGAACGTGCTCGTAGGTTTGGATGGGTTGCTGACCCTAAGATTATGGAGAGTACTCTAGTTGTAGAGGATGGTTCTGAACAGACAGTTGCTCAAGTGCGGAACACTCTCATTAACTTGTTCCCGCCCTACATGCGTAAGGAGACTGGTGTTCAAGTGGCTGCTGACTTGTTTGCTGCATTCCAAATCATCCAGCAAGAGTTGCGTGAAGCTAAAACTACTGATGCTGTAGTTCAGCAGAAAGTAGCTGACACTGTCCGAGCTGAGCCTACAACTACTCGTGGAGGTGGTGCAGGACAGACTCCAGGGAAAGTAGTTAATGGTGTGAAAGAGTTTTCTCTCAATGGAGTAGCCCTCGGGATTCATTAAGTTTGTTGGGTGTGGACTGTAGTAGAATTGTGCTTGGCATACTTTCTGCTACAGTCCTATTGTTCAGGCAATCTTCTTGTCTGACTTGCTGCTAATGTCTAAGGGCATAGACCACGGTGCTGCTGATAGTCAAAGGGCATTGACAATGTAGGTGAGAAGTGCATGTTGCATCTCTCGATTGTCGGTAAACTTTAACAAATCAACAGAACTGTTTTTATGCCAGCGTTATATGATAAACCAGCAGTCTTCGCACAGTATGATGTAGAAGACACAAACCGTTTCCAACAGTTGGATTTCTACCTCGTCATGAATGAGGTTGCAGTATTCCAACGTAAGAATATCTTCGATCAGCTTCTCGGAGATATTGATTGGCAGGCCAATGAAGGTAATGTGATGCGTGGGACTACGCCTCAAGGTTCGCCTGTTGGTGCTCCATTCTTCTTCCCTAACAATGTGACAGAAGTTCCTCTCAAGGACGTCTATCAAGTTAGCGAAAGTACAGAAGAAGCTCGCGTCAAGACTCATGACTTTGAGTCCTTCCAGTTCAACTTCCTTCCTAGCTTCACTGCTTTCTGGAAGAACTATCTGCAATTCGCTTCTCGGGACATCGTTGAAAAGATTGCTATTCGTAACAATCAATTCATTGAGACGAACTTGTGGCATCTCACTCCGAACGTCTACTTCGCTGGGACTGGTCTTATCCAAGCTCCTACTGCGATGGGTAATGCTGCTGGTACAGCTGCTAACTCCAAGACACGTGCATGGCTTGTAGCACAAACTCAAGCTAATGTTCTCCAGAACATGACGCTTCGTGATGTCTATTGTGCTGTTCTGAACCTTCAAGAAGATATGGGTGCTCCCGGATTCATGAATGTGAAGAACATGGCTAAGGACAATGAAGGTCTTAAGAACCGTTATGTGTTCATCATCAGTTCTGAGGCATTTGCTGGTTGGACGTTTGACCCGGATGTTCAGACTTTGAAGCCTCTCCAATTGGACCTCTTGTTCAATGACTTCAAAGGTCTCCTGTTCGGAACCACTACCACCAAGATCAATCCGTACCCTCTCCGGTTCAATACTGTTGATATCGTCGATGGTGCTGGTAACGTTCTGTGGGCAGCTGGTCAACCGATTGACCCTGAAATCTACGACGCTACTGACAAGAAGCGTAAACCGAATCCCTACTACACTTCATTGGTTTCTGCTCCGTTTGAGATTGCTCACTTGTTGGGTGATTCCGTAGCACGGACTGTTAAGGTTGGTCCTCCTCCAAAGGAGTTCGCAACTGTTAACATGTCTGCTGAGAAGTTCTACAGCATGAAATGGAATGGTGAAGTCCGGTTGACTGACCAAGTTCTCATCAAGCGTCCTGATGGTTCTCTTGATTTGAATAGCTATGGCAAACAGTTGAAGTTCATCTCCGAGTGCACATTCGGTTATCTGCCCGGTGAACGTCGGTTCTCCATCTCTTGTGTTTATGAGCGTCGCCGTCCGGTGATTCTTGTGAACTAAGCTAACACAACTGAAACAAAGAAGAACTGAAACACATATGAAGAACATCAAGAACATCCTCATTGCGTTGCTCGCATCTCTCAGTATTACTACTGTAAGTGCCGCTCCGCTTAATCGTACTGTAACAATCTTGCCTAGCGGGTTCACTAACTTGCTGAGCACTCTACCTGTAAATGGTGGAGCACTGATTACACAGTTCACCATCACCAGCACAACTACGAATGCAAGTCGTATTCGTGTGTTTGATACTCCGACGAATAGCATGACGTATAGCAATGCGTCCTATACTATTCCTTTCACCTACGCTACGAACTATGTCACTATCTGGACTAACTACTTCGGTGTGACCAATAGTTTCACTAACGTAGCAATCATTGACACTACCACCACTGTGGCAGCTTCTACGAACTTGTATCCAGTCCGGTTTACTGGTATCAGTCCTACGAACACTTCCACTGTGTATGATGGTGCTTATACGTTCATCAACGGTCTTTGGGCTACCAATGAGTCTGTTGGTGGCACGGTAACGGTGACTATTACTGGACAGCAATAGTTCGCCGGGTTTGGGTGGGCAGTTGGATAGAGTTATGTGATAGTTCCTCGTCCAACTGCCTTCTCATTAAGTAAACTTCTCAACCTCTTAATTTCTTATGTTATCTTCTCGTGTTGTTGGTTATAGTGAGCGCAATGTTGACATTGATGCTCCCAACATTGTGGCAGCTGCTGCAAATACAGCTACTCTAGTTCTTCCTAATGAGTATGGGCGCGGGGAGATTGCTCAACGCACTATTCAAAATGTAGGCGCTAATCGTGCTTACTACTCTTGGGGTATGTATCAGAAGACTGGTGTTGATGGTGTCATTACTCCTGTCTGCGACAGCGTTGCTAACTTTCATGGTTACATGGAACCCGGTCAACAACTTGACTGTTCTATTCATCGTCACTGTGTCTCTGTCTTCTCAGTTGGTGGCACATCTATCAGCACTACTGTAGTTCGCCGGACTGACATGACTCACCGCAACTAACCCTCTCCATCTTATGTTAAAGAAAGCACTAATCGCTAGTTTAATTTGTTTGGGCGGACTGTTCAGCAGTTCTGCTGCACCTACACTTGGTGGGCCTACGCTTAGTGCTACTGGCGGCAGTACTAACTCAAGTTCTGGCGGCGTAGACACTAATGCTGTTATCGCTTTGATTGAACAGTATGGTGGTGGTGGAGTAGTTAGCAATACTATAGTCCAGTTGATTGAACGCATTTGGTATACTAATGGTCAGTATCCTCTAGTTGTCGAAGCGCAGATTGAATTGCCGAATAGCTCTGCTCTCATGTTGTTCAGCGTGAAAGACACGAACAGTGCGGTGATTGGCTACTTACCTGGCTCTGCTGAATGGAATGAGTTTGGCAATGCTTCTAAATACGCGTTTGCTACAACTACTGCCACAGAAGACAATGTGCAAAGTTTAGGTGGTTATGTGCCAGCTTATGCTGCATTCCGTTACTACGCTTCGGGCACTACTGCTTCTATCTACGACAATGCTCCTAACGGGACTCGTCTTGTTTACTTTGGTTCAGGCGATGGAACGAATAGCAGCTCTGGCGGTGGCGTTTCAGCAGTTGAGGTTGAACTAGCTATTCGTCAAACTATTCAGACTAATCAAAGTGTGTTTAACATTATTGATTATGGTGCGCTGACTAATGCGCACAAGGCTCTCCAAATCTGCCTAGACAAAGCGGGGACGAACAATGGCGGCGGCGGCGTGTGTTTTATCCCTGCCGGGAACTGGTATATCACCAACTCTAGCTTCTACCCGACGCTCTCATCTGAAAACCTCGAATCCATGCTGGTCATCATCGGCACGAATGTGACCGTCAAAGGCGTCGGCCCAGCCAGCAAGATCATTGTGGATTTGGGCACTCTAGCCTCGCGCAACGTCTTTGGCTCGGGCGACTCCATTGCCAGCGGTGGCGGGCGTGTTAACTGGCAAGGGACATATAATGCTACTTTCATGGATTTCACATTGGACAGCCAACAGAACGGCGGCGACCAAACGCAGTTCTACGGCGGACATACGTTTAAGTTCATCAACATGCGTTCGCTAAACTCGGGTGCAGACTTTATTGATACGGAATCCGTGAACACCACGGCAATCAACTGTTACGTCTCCAACGCCATCGGCTCAGCGTTTCAAACCAAAGCGTCCACGAGCGCCACCGCCCAGGGAATCATTGTTGGATGCGATTTCGTTGACAATAGTTCGGCGGCATCTGCTCCAACCATTCAAGTCCTAAACAATGTCTCCATCGCGTGCGACAACGTGGATATTGGTGGCCCGAAGAACTTGTATTCCGTCGGCGTTTTTGCGGGTGGTCAATTCTCGTTTAATAACTGCTATTTCTATCCCACCAATGGTGGCCAAGCCCCGATCATTATTGCGGGTGCGGTTGGATCATTCAGTGATTGCACGTTCTACGGCGCAGGCTCAACCACTTCGAGCAACTACATCTATTTCACGAACTCGACAGTCAGCGTGATTAACGGAGTTTTCTACTCAAAAGATGCGATTTGGGCCAACGACTCCAAACTCACTGTGTCGATGTGCAAACTAGCCAACAGCGTCAGTGCCGGCATCACAATGAGAGGGACCGCCTCTCTTGCATGGGGCAGCAAGATCGCCCTGACTGATTTCCTTGGCGGGTCGGCGACTGCGATTGATAGCTCGGTGAGTTTTGCGCGGATTGAAAACAATACCAGCGTGGACCGCAACATCCTCATCACTGGCGGCACGAATAGTATCGTCGCCAACAACACTATGATGGGGACGGCATCTACCCGCATCACCAGTGCGCAGTTCAACGAAATCCGCGACAACATCATGCCGGTCAACTCGGGTTCGGTTCATAGCATTTTCCTCACTTCCGCCAACTCCAACACGATTGCTGGGAATAAATTTGGCAAACTGACATTCAGCGGGGTGTGCTACGGGAACGAGTTCGCCGACAACAGATTTGAACTTCTGAATTACATCGGAGGCAGTGGCGCGGTTGCTGGGAACACATGGCTCACTGGCAATCGCCTGCGGAACATGACGTGGACCAACACGTTTTGGGATAGCTCATTCAGCGATGGCAGCAGCTACACCAACATCCAAGCGACCAACATTGTCGGGACGGCTAGCCGGGTGCTGGGGTTTGATGCAAGCGGCATCGGAACAAACATCCCAACAACCGGAAGCGGCATGGTGGTGTTGAGCAACACCCCGACAATCACAAGCCCGACCATCTTAAATTCAATGCTCGTTACAAACTCGACATCAACAACATCTAGTCCGTTGCTGATGGGTGCAACGCCCAACTATGTTGGCAGCGCAACGCGGTTGCATGCTTCATTAACTGAGTATTTGCAGGCTTCGGCAGGCTCACGATTTAACATTGGGGCGTATTGGGGAATCACGATTCGCGGTAATCGACAATCTTCAACACCGGAATCATTTGTCAATGGCGGCGCAACCGACCCATCTCTGTTGGTGGTTGGAACTCAGACTGCCACACCTGTTATCAGGATTCAGTCGGCATCTGGGCAAAGCACAAACGCTTTTGAGGTTGTAAACTCATCCGGAAATGTCTTGGCGTCGATTCACGCCAGCGGAGGATTTCAGATTAGTTCAAACGCGCTTTCAACTTGGCCAACTGCGCCACAGACATCCGGAGCTTGCTATTTTGGAAACTCGAATGGAGTGATTTATTTACTCACGTCCGTTGGAAACACATGGACTGCGACCAACAAAATCGCTCCATGAAAACCATCCTCCGTCATCTGCGTTTGATGAACAACCCATGTCATCGCTGTGGTGAAATCTGCTGCCGTTGTTGGCGGACTGGTTT